CTTCCACCATTTGCCGGCAAGCCGTTGTGATGCGAGCACCAAAAAGCAATCACCGTTCCGGTTTCAATTAATTTGGCGAGTCGTTGCTGTTGGGTAGCGGGCCACTTTTTTTTGAAGTACGGAATGGAAGCAAACCAATATTCTTTCAAGCCGTCGCCGGAGCCGGAGCCGTCGCCGTAGCCGTTGCCGGAGCCGTCGCCGTAGCCGTTGCCGTAGCCGTCGCCGTCGCCGTAGCCGTTGCCGTAGCCGTAGCCGTCGCCGTCGCCGTAGCCGGAGCCGTCGCCGTAGCCGTTGCCGTAGCCGTAGCCGTCGCCGTCGCCGTAGCCGGAGCCGTAGCCGTTGCCGTAACCGTTGCCGTAGCCGGAGCTAAAGTTCTCCACCTTCGGAATTTCGCCCCGCAGAATTACTTTTTCCATGGCGCTTCCTCCCACGCCACAATTGCGTCCGGTGAGCATTTGAGGACACTGGTGATATCGCGAAGCGAAATGTCGGCACTGGGTCCAACGCGGCAGTTTTTGTTCGGTCCAGTCGCTGCGAGCCCCATGAATCCTTTGATCTCGGATGACCATGACAGGCAATTCCGGGCGGCGCGAAGATTGATAATTTCGCCATCGATCTCGGTGGCGTAACCAAAGAAAACCCCACGATGCTTAGTAGTCACTACAACGGCTTGTTCGCTCATTTGCTGTTTCCTTTACTGTTTCCAAGTCACCACCGCCTCCCGCACACTTCGACATTCGATCGTATGAGCCCGCGCTTGCCGATGACGCCGATGGCCTCGTCGATCGAGCAGGCGACTTCGTATTCGGCGCCGAGCAGTTTTACCGCGAGCGCAAAACCCATCTGAGCTTCACTGCATTTGCGGCCGGGAAGTTTCAGTTCGAGAAACAGCAGGCACGGCGTACCGGCGGTGTTGCGGTAGAAGAATTCCAGGTCGGCGCTGCCCGCGAGAACTCCCATCGCCTTGAGCTTGGCCGCGGTGCGCGGATCGCGGTGCTCGCCGTTGGGGACGTGCCTCCAAACTACATCCGGCCGCAGGCACCAGCGCAATGTCGAGACCAGCGGAATATGCAGTGACGTGACTTCCTTCTGCGGCTCGACGAGCTTGCGCCAGCGGTTGGTGAAGAGATGCGCCTGATGTTCAGTCATGTTGACGCATTCCAAGCGCGCTGATCATCACCAGCAGATACAGCGACCCGCCCTGCAACGCGCCCATCCAGCCGTAAAGCATTCCGTAATATCCGACGCAGAAAATGCCGCCGGCGGCGAGCAGGACATCGATGCGGCGGACACCAGGGCGGTTACGCCCGTCTTCGCGGGCTATGGGCCCCATGACATCGACGTCGCCCCAGTCGACGAAAACGTCCCACCAATGGGCGATCGTGCGCGGAATAGGAATCTTCATCTGAAGGTCCTTTTGAAAGAACTCGCCGGGAACGCGTAACCAATTCCCGGCGAGCCGTTGCCGATGGACCTGACCGGAGGGGTTAGGCCGTCATCGACAAACCGCGTTACGCCGTCGCGTTAGTCGCGTTACGCCGGCGACGATTGAGACCCCAGATGCCGAGGCAGGCGGCGAGTAGCCCCGGCAGTCCGGCGCCCGCCATGGGTCCGGGGACGGGCACCGACGCGAAGCCGAGGGCTTGATTTGGCGCACTAATGGCATCGGTCAGCGCCGTCAGCGTGCAGGTCGGGCAGTCGAGAATGCCGCCGGCCTGCGAGTCGGCGAGCTCCAGGTTAACGCGAGTGAGGAGAGCGCCGCTGGCGTTGGAGGAGAATGCGCCGCCGTACAGTACGCTCCAGATGGCGAGCTGGGTGGCGGCGTCATCCTGCAGGGCATCGGTGCCGCCCAGCGTGAGGCCACGCAGCATCAGCGAGGCGATCTGCCGGAGCTGGCCGCCGTCCAGACCACCGGCAGGCAGACCGGGCAGGGTCTGACCGGCCGTCAGCGTGTGTTCCTGGAACGTGTACGGCACGTGCAGGATGTCGTTCAGATCGAGGCACCAGACCAGCAAGTCGGCAGCCGGAATGTTCTGGTGCAGGTCGATCTCTCCGGCTCGCACGGTCTCAGTGAGTGCGCCGAGCGTGACAGTGACGTCCTGGAAGCCGTTCGGCTGCGAGAACGAGTCGGCTTGGAACGTGTCGGCCAGGGCGGGCGAACTGACCGCGAAGGCGAGGGCGCTCGCTAACAAGAACTTCTTCATTTGGTGTTACCTCGATGTTTGTGAATTCACACTTCCAACCCATGGCGCGTACGCCGTGGGGCCGCTGTTGCAGGGGAATTATTTCACCACGACATCCGATGCAGCTCGGTCGGCCCTTTGTGCCCGGCGTCCCAGACAAACCAGGCGAAGGCCATGCCGCTGTTGGAGTAGTTTCTTTTCCAGCCGTGCCGGTGCATCATCGGCAGGCGTTTGCGAAACACATACACGCGCGCCAAATGGGCGTTATCGAGAATTGCCGAGCGCCGTTCGCTTTCTAGAAACGCCAGTCGCAACAGCATCACGACCTTCGGGCATAGCGACAGCGCGTGTGCGACAAACTCGCCGGCGTTCTTGAATGGCGGATTGGTGACGATCGCCGTGACGCCAAGCGGAAGCTGGCGCTCCATCAAAAAATCCCAGCCGGCGCAGTCCTGGTCGGGCGAGGCGTAGTCGACCAGATCGGTGGCGTAGACCTGATGCCCGGCGGCGCGCAGCCTGCGAACGATTACACCAGGACCGCAGGCCGGCTCCCAGATCACCGGCGGCAGCATCTCCGCCCGCAACAGCGCAGTAACCGCCTCGACCGGAGTCTCGTACAGATCGTCGCCGCGCTGATCGAGCGGGGCGCGCTTATTGCCGGTTCCAGAGGCAAGACCGCCCATCACGACGCGACCGCGCACAGCATGCAGACGGCCCAGATCACCAGGCCGAGCGTGATGACGGTGAGGAGCAGAGAGCTTTCGGTGTTGAGGAAGGCGCGCATTCAACGCCTCCCGACGCGAGCTTTTTTTTTGCTGGCTGCGGTCATTCGCCGGCGTGGCCGGACTGGCATCTTGTCCAGACGGGCGTCGGTTTTTTGCTGGCGATACCACTTCTTGATTTCAGCGGGGTCCCAACGGATTGGCCCGCGATGACCGAACAGATAAAAACCGCTTGGAAATTCACCGTTCCGGATGCGCCGGTAGATCGTCGGCCGCGATATACCGACGATCTCGACCACCTCGTCAATGGACAGAAGTGCGGGAAACCTGCCCGTTTTTAGTTCGACCCGTCGCCGGTATTCGCGTGCAGGCTTGAGTCCACTTTCACCCCCCCCCCCCCCCGTATTCCGATACCTAGTCGAAGTATTGGTTTTGTATACGCGCGTTTTGGGTTCAACGGTGGGCATGAGACAATACTCTCTCGTGCGCGTAGAGATGCGCGTTACCAACAGTCAGACTCTTCAACGGATGCGGCCGCGGCCCGCTACCGACGCAGGAGGTTTTGCCGTGCTTCAAGATGGCACGGTCAAGGAGGAATAATGAAAGACGCCGGTTATGGTTGCAACAACCCGCCGATGCGCCGCAACCGGCCCAAAATTGGCGAAACCCGATATTGATTCTATTGGAATTTTTCCGGCATTTTGTGACGAATTTAGTGCGAATATGTAACACCCCATGACGCGGCCGTCCGGGTGTCCGCTATAGCATCAAATGTTTGATCGACTTTCAGAAGCTTTGCGCGACGATTAGTTCGAACGGACTGACAAAGCCGGTTCCACCATATGTCAATCACGTAAGATTTAGTTCAACTGCGTAAACCACTGCACGCGGCCGCGGGTGGCTTGGCAAAATCAGCCGAAGGACTAAAACATTTGGCGATGGTCATGCGCGCGCAGCAACGCGGCTCCGCCGGGCGCACACATCGCCGACCCGTTATCGCTTATCAGAAATCGAATCCGTCAACCCTGCTGTCGCCCAGAGGCTGGATGCGAGCGTCAAATAATGTCCTGACCGAACGGCACGCCACCGATGACGAGGGGCGAGGATAAATGCCGTGGACGCAGGCCCGGATCGAAACCCTTAAAACTTCCTGGGACGCCGGGCTCTCGGCGGCGCAGATCGCCAGCGACCTCGGCGACACCACCCGCAACGCCGTGATCGGAAAAGTTCACCGGCTCGGGCTCGGCCGCCGCAGGGTCATGCGGGAGGCGCGCAAGCCAAGGCCCGAGCATCGCCGCGTGCCGAAACTGCGCCCGGCGCCCGCGCCGGTGCCGGCGTGTTGCAAGCCGGTGAACCGTCCGCTGTTCGATCTCGCCGACAACCAATGCCGCTGGGTGGTCGACGTCGGAGAATTCCTGTTCTGCGGCGCTCCGGTCACCGACGCGCGGCGGCCGTACTGTCCCCACCACCTGCAGATTGCGAGGCGATGATGATCGAGCGGCGTGAAATCACCTCCGAGCAGGAATGGCTCGAATGGCGCAAGCAGGACGTGACCGCCAGTTCCGTCGCCGCGCTGTTCGGGCAGCATCCGTACGCCACGGCGCTCAAGCTGCACCTGGAGAAGCGCGGGATCGAGTTTTCCAAGCCGGACGACCGCGTGCTGCGGCGCGGGCGGTGGCTGGAGCCGGCGGTAGCCAAGGCGGTCATGGAGAAGCGTCCGGAATGGAAGCTGGAGCCTGCCGGCGTCTATCTGCGCGATCCCGATCTGCGGCTCGGCGCCACGCCCGACTTTTTCATTCATGGCGATCCGCGCGGGCTGGGGGTGCTGCAGACCAAGACCGTGGCGCCGTCGGTGTTCGAGCGCGAGTGGGATGGCGGCCGTGAGCCGCCGTTCTGGATCACCTTGCAGACCATCACCGAGATGATGCTCGCCGGGGCCGACTTCGGGGCCATTGCGGGGCTCGTGGTGGATCCGTTCGACATGGACGTGCACGTGCTCGATGTACCGCGGCATGCCGCCACCGAGACGCGGATTGCGCTGGCGGTGCGGGCGTTCTGGGACGATGTCGCCGCGGAGCGCGAGCCCACGCCCGACTATGCGCGCGACACCGATGCGATCAGGGCGATGACGGCGGCGGCGACGGCCGGCAAGGCGTTCGACGCCAGTGGCCACAACGGTCTGCCGGCGATCCTGGCGCAGCGTGCCGGGCTCAAAGCCCGGATCAAGGACGACGAGGCGCGCTGCGCCGAGATCGAGAACGAGATCAAATATCTGCTCGGCGACGCCGAAGCGATCGAGAACCTGCCGGGCTGGCGCGTCACCTTCAAGCCGACGGATTACAAGGCGTACACGGTCGCCGCCCGCACCGTCCGGTCGCTTCGCATCACCGACAAGCGGCCGGCGGCCGAGCGGCCCGGCGGCGAAGAGGAGGCGGCATGAATTTCACAACCGAAGGACACCAAACACAATGACCAACACAGAAATAGCCACCACCCCCGTCAACCGGTCACCGGTCATCGTCCTGCGCGAGCGGCTGGAAGCGCGCCGCGACGAGCTGAAGAATGCGCTGCCGAGCGATATTTCGCCGGATCGGTTCATTCGCTCGATCATCACTTCGACCCAAATCAATCCGGACATTCTCGCCTGCCAGTGGCAATCGCTCTGGCTGGCCTGCATGCGCGCCTGCCGCGACGGATTGCTTCCCGATGGCCGCGAGGGGGCGATCGTGCCGTTCAAGGGCCAGGCGACCTGGATTCCAATGTATCAGGGACTGCTGAAACGCTTCCGGCGCAGCGGGCAATTCCGCTGGATCAAGGCCGACATCGTGCGCCAGGGCGAGGAGTTTCATCATTTCATCGACGAGCACGGCGAGCACATCCGGCACGTTCCGGGCGACTCGATCGACGCACCGATCGTGAAAATCTATGCGATGGCGACGACCAAGGACGGCGGCGTGTTCGTCACGGTGATGCCGATCGCCGAGGTGAATAAAATCAAAGCCATGTCGAAAGCCACGCGCGAGGATTCGCCGTGGCGCATGTGGTTCGGCGAAATGGCGAAGAAGACCGCGTTGCGCCGGCTGTCCAAGGTGCTGCCGTCGGAGGGCGATTTGCCGGACGACGATATCGACGCCTTCGAAGCGCCGGCGATCGCGCCGGCGGTCGTCGATATTCCGCGGGTGGTCGGCGCGGCGGCGGCGCTCGATCAATTTGCCGGCCAGGGGGTCCGCGATGCTGCGGAAGCCGATACCGGCGAGGATGCAGTGGCCGGCGCTGTGGGCGCTAGTGCGTGAAAAGGGAGGAAAGGGCAGATGGAACAGCGAGTCGGAAATTTGAAGGCCTTGAAGTTTCGGGCGTTGGCCGAACAGCGAGTGTCCAACGTTCTGCGGACCATCAGGCGGATTGGAAAACTCTCTCGCCGTTCAAGTTACGAGTACACGCCCGAGCAAATAAGCAAGATATTCGAAGCGATGCGACGTGAGCTTGATGTCGCCGAGCATCAATTTGCGTCGGAAGACAAGGCGCAGAGCGCGCTATTCAAGCTGGACTAACGGATCATGACAGCAACGGGTGGGCAAGGTCAGAGCTTCGAAGCAACGATCGATAAAGAGCGCTGCCTCGGCTCGGCGCTAACAATCGGAATGAAGATCGCGAGCAAGTTTAGCGGCAGGGGGTTCAGCTATTGGCATTTCGACGCCAACGCCGGCTGCGGCCACAACCGCACCTGCGATGTGCCGGGAAGTCCTGTTGTATTTCACGTTGCTGCCGACGCGTGCCTCAATGGCATGCAACGAAGAGCCTTCTTTTCTGATTGCGATCAGAGGCAGCTAGATGAACTGGCGATCCGCCTGACACCAGCGTGGAAATCCTCGTCATATCTACTGCCGCGCGACAATGAGGAAGGCCTCGAAGTATTTGCGGAATGCATTCGCAGTTCGGGTGAACGACCGCAGTATGCCATTGGGAGCGTCATTGTTGACCCAAACGGCTATTGGTATCGCAATGGCAACGGAATGGGGCCGCCCATCTCGGGGCTGTTGCGATTTGCTGCTGCATTTCCACGCATCGATATCGTGCTAAATCTGAATACGCGAACTTATCGCTTGCAGCGCAGTCGGGGTCACGAAGTTCTCCCACCAACCGAAGTGCTCGCCAGCCTAAACAAAACGAATTGGTTAGTTCGACAAACACAACACGGCGGCGATAGCTGGCTCTTGGCTGTCGGTCGCAACATGGCGACTGGCGATCATCGCAAGCTTGGCTTCCACAAACTCGACAGCGTCGAGGGGCACGCGGTCATGCTGAAAGCTGAAGGAGGACAACAGGGTGACTTCCTGGACCGCGCGGTATGAAAATTATGATGCCTATCTTCAGCATCCGGTTTATCGCGCAGCGCGTGCTGTCGCGATGCGGCGCGCGGGCGGGAAGTGTCAATGCGGCGCGCTGGCGACCGAAGTCCATCACTGGAACGGCCATCCACGGTGGGGAATGTTCGACGTGCCATCGCAACTAAAACCGATCTGTCATGCCTGCCACTGCAAGGAGCATGGAAAATGATTAAATTAAAAATACACCCGGTTGCAGCCCTATTCCCGCCAATCGATGACGCCGAATTCCAATTGCTGGCCGCGGATATCAACAGCAACGGGCTACATCAACCGATCGTGCTGACGCCGGACGGCACAACGATCGTCGACGGTATTAATCGCCACAAGGCGTGCAAGGAAGCGGGAGTGGAACCTAAATTCCGGAATCTGCCAAAGTCGACTACCGAGCTGGACATCATCAACTTCATCATTAGCGCGAACATGCGCCGGCGCGATCTGTCGGCTGGGCAGAAGGCAATGATCGGCCTGGCGATTGCGCCATATCTGGAAGCGGAGGCGAAGGCGCGGCAGCGGGAACATGGCAAGACTGCACCGGGGCAGAAATCACTTGGCCCAAAAGTGGGCCGAGTGAAATCGGCCGGCCGAGTTAATCGCCAAGTCGGAAAGGCGGCCGGTGTCGCGCATGGCACCATCAGCAAGGCGAAGAAGGTCAAGGCGGCATCACCCGCGCTTGCTGCTGATGTCGCCGCCGGCAAGCTCAGCCTGAACGACGCCCACAAGCAAGTACGGAAAGCCGAAGCCGCCTCGCAAGTCGTCGCAGAGAAAGAGACATCGTCGAGCCGGACTACAACCACCGTTTACACACACGATGGTCAGCAGAAGGAATATCAACTGCCGAAAGGCAAGGCAAAATTTAACGCCACCAATGATCAAGTCTCGTGGGCGGCATTCACCTGGAATCCCGTCACCGGCTGCCTGCATAATTGCCAATACTGCTATGCGCGCGAAGGCGCGGTGCTGAACGAGAACCTTCGCCCGTTCTATCCATTTGGCTTCACGCCGACTTTTTACGATTACCGTTTGGAGGCTCCCGCCAACAGCAAAGTGCCAGAGGAAGTCGTTAACGACGCACGGCTCGGGCGCGTGTTTGTTACTTCTATGGGCGACCTATTCGGCAAATGGGTGCCGCAAGAATGGATCGAAAGGGTTTTCGCGGCGGCTCATAAGAGCCCTAATTGGGAATACCTGTTTCTTACCAAATTTCCGCAGCGGTATGTTGGGCTCGACTTACCATCAACCGCGTGGATAGGTACCACAATCGATGAGCAGTATCGCGTGAAGATTGCCGAGGAGGCATTCCGCAAGATCAGTGGTGTGAGGGTGAAGTGGCTGTCGCTAGAGCCGCTTTTGGCGCCGCTCGAATTCACCGATTTATCGATGTTTGATTTCGTCGTGATTGGCTCGCAAAGCGCCACTGAGCAGCCGGAAATAGGTCGAGTGGCCGAATTTGCGCCACCATTTGAATGGGTAGCGCGGCTGACCGAGCAAGCACGCGCTGCCGGTTGCAAGGTCTATCAGAAGCCGAACCTCATTGGTGTCACTGATCCGCAGCATGCCGGAATGAAGCTAATTCAAGAGATGCCAGACTTGCCGCCGCTGCCGCGTGCGCAGGGCGACCTCTGGGGCGAGGCCGCCGAATGAATGCCGTTGTGCGGCAACGCGACCTGTTCACGCGGCGCTGGCGCAAGCTGGCCGAGCCGGCGAAGGAAGTCACCGGGCTGCACATCCACCCGCCCGACCTGCAGGAACTGGTGCGGCGCTTCGGCGGCTATCACTTGATCCCGCCGGCGGCCTGGGCCGAGCACGACCGCGCTGTCGAAGAATACCGCACCCTGATGCGGAACGGCGAACTGAACAAATGAAAGCGCGGCCGCATGGCGAAGCTCTCGCCCCTCCTGATTTTACAGGCCCGCGCCGAAGCGCGCGCCATGCTCTGCGCCGCCGGCGAATTCGATCTATTCGATGCGCTGGAGCCGCTGCATGCATTCGCGGCCGCGAGCGGGCTGCTGGACAAGCCGGGGACCGGCGCGGTGGCGGCAATCATCAGGTCGGCGTTCACCGAGGTCGCCGGGCCATGATGGGTCTGGGCATCTACGCGGAGGGCTTTGCGTCGTGGCAGAAGGTGCTGGCCGGCACCGTGGGCATCGATCCGGAGGCGCGGCGGGAGATTTTCGGCAATGCCGCGGTCGATGTCGCCGGCTATGTCGCCAGGGGGCTGGCGAAGGCGCTGGCGGCCGATGGACTGTGGGAAATAGCGCAGGCGCATGGGTTGGTCGCGGCGTTCGGCGCCGACGCCATCCAGGCCGACATAGCCGAGGCCTTCAAGGATCTCGATGCAGCGGGTGGGGCGCGCGGAGCCGATCGCAAGGCGAACGGCCATGGCGCCGCGCTGTCGGCCATTTGCCCGTTCCCGATCGATGGATCGAAGCTGCCGCGGCGGGCCTGGCTGGTTCCCGGGCTGCTGCTGCGCGGCCAGGTAACGCTGCTGGTGGCGCCGCCGGGTTCGGGCAAGAGCCTGCTCACGCTGCAGCTGGCCATGGTCTGCGCCGGCGGCCTGGCCGAATGGGGCGGCTGGCGGCCGCGCGGGCGCTACCGCTCGCTGGTGATCAATGTCGAGGAAGACCAGACCGAGATGGAGCGGCGGCTGTTCGGGGCGCACAAGATCATGAATATCGCGCAGGCCGACCTGTCCGGGATCTTTCTGGCCAACGCGGGTTCGATCGTCGTGGCGCGCGCCGACAGCCGCACCAAGACCGTCACGGCGACGCCGATGCGCGACCAGATCGTGCAGACCATTATCGACCTTGCGATCGACATCGTGATCGTCGATCCGTTTGCCGAGACCTTTGCCGGCGACGAGAATTCCAATTCCGAATTGAAGTGGGCGGGCGTGCTGTGGCGCGATATCGCACGCTCGACCAATGTCGCCGTTGTGCTTGTGCACCACGCCAAGAAGTACGCCAGCAACATGGCCGGCGACATGGATGCGGCGCGCGGCGGCGGCTCGCTGGCCGGTGTCGCCCGCATCGTGGCGACCTTGTTTCCAATGACCGAGCCCGAGTTCGAGCGCTGCCAGGCGGATATCAAGAAGGCGTTTCCGAAGGCGGCCGAACGCGGGCGCTTCATCCGCTTCGACGACGCCAAGGCCAATCTCTCGCTGATCACTTCGTCGGCGCGCTGGTTCTTCAAGCAGACGATCGGGCTCGGCAACGCGGGTGATGGCCTGCCGGAGGACGACGTCGGCGTGCTGGTGCCGTGGCAGCGGCCCGGCATTCTCGCCGGCCTGGACGCCGAGAAAATCAACGCGGTGCTCGACGAGATCGCGGCCGGCCTGCGCGACGACGATGGCGAGCCGACCGGTGAGCCGTACACGCCATCGCGCAAGGGCGGCAGCAAGCGGTGGGTCGGTCTGCTGCTGCAACGGCTCATGGAATGCAGCGAGGCGGAAGCCAAAACGATCATCGGGCAATGGCTCGAGAGCGGGCTGCTCGAGGTCTATCTGGCCCCGACCAGGAGCAGCAAGGGCAACAATCGGGAGTGCCTCAAAGTGCATGATGCGAGGCGTCCGGGGGTGGTGACGGAAGCGAGTTTCCTATGATGCATAAATGCAACATCAACTTCCGATTGTGCGATGGAACTTCTTCCGCGAATGCATTTTACCACTCGCGGAATTCGCGGACCATTTTTTCCGCGAATAATCAGCCTGAGCTTCGCTTAAGAGGAATTCGCGGAAGGGCCGCGAATGCCCCTGCCGCTTACGCGGGGGCACGAGTGCCTCTTAAGCGTCAGCTCAGGCTTTCGCATTCGCGGACTTTTCCGGCCACCCCACGCAGGTTGCAACCGGGCCGTCCCTCGGACCGCCGCTCCGGCAGCCCACAACCCAAACCACGCCAAACCAAACCCACAGCGAAAGGACGTAAAATGGACATCTCCGACCAGATCATCTCCGGCTTCATCAAGGTCCAGCATCTCACCGACGGTCCGCGCCGCGACGTCATCGCCAGCGTCGCACAAGGCCGCTTCGGTCTCGAAATCGAATTCCAGGACGGCAGCAAGCTCGGCCTCAACCAGACCAACCTGCGCAAGCTCGCCGACGCCTGGAGCACCGAGACCGATCACTGGATCGGCAAGGAAGTCGAGATGTACGCCGGCAAGACCCAGTACCAGGGCGAGCAGCGCGACAGCGTCCTGGTGCGCCCGATCTCGCCGGCGCTGTCGATGGCCGAGCGGCCGAAACCAAAGCCGAAGCAGAGCATCGGCAGCGACATGAACGACGAGATCCCCTTCTAGGTGCGCAGTGACGAACCGCCTGTTCCGCTACGTCCCGCACGCCCGCGCGCTCGATTACGCCCGGCTCGGATGGACCATCGCCGATACGCTCGAAGGAACCCCGCACGGCCAATGGGCCATCCTCATGACATGGCTATGCGAGTGCCCCTGCGTGCAGCCGGCGCCGCACAACGCGAGCTCCCGCCACCAGCACGAATCGCCCGCAAACAATCACTGCCGCAGCGCCCAACCACCTCGCAAACCCCCACCAGCCCCGCTAGAATGCGCAGCGGGCCGGTGATTGCGTCACCAGCCCGCCACTTGACACCGCAACCTGTGAGGAGGTCGCTATGCCCATCAACGACAATGCCGATAAATCGTTACCAAAGTCTCGCGCGCAGCGGCTTAGTGAGAGCGCGAATGATTATCCCTACCTCGTCGTCGATTTCGGTGACGGTTTCCGTGTGATCGAGTGCGTCGCCGGCATTCAGTGGATCGTGCAGAGGCGAGTCAGTGCCATCCGGTGGAACGGTCAGTACTTTTGTCGTACGCGTGACGCGGTGCTGCACTATTCCGGCCATCCCGATCATCCGGCGCTGCTGGCGCTATCCGAGTGGTTCCCCGAGGACGCCTGCAAGGCCATGCGCGCTAGCAGGGAGCCATACAGGGGCGCTTTTCAGGCCGTGGGCCTATAAGGGGTATCCCACCATGGCCAGATGGCCCCTGCCGCCACCAACGATACTTAAAGGGAATAGGTACAAAGTCCTAAGTGGTTTTTCGGTCATGGATATGCGGGGGGGACTTATAATAGAATGATAGGGGGTACGGCCTGTCCAGCCTCCCCCCGGGGTCGGGCGCCCTACCCCTAGCGGAGAGGCTTGACTGACCCTATGTGGGGGGATGGGGGGCCCTGTGGAAACCTGTTGAATCTCTATCCGAACGTAGAGAGAGATTGCAAGTTGTAGTTAAATCAATAACTTAGTTCATCTGTTACGTACTTCCTTAGTGTTATCAATTGTTTGAAACCTCAATGTTCCGTAAGGCGAGATGCTTGCTCGCTTTTTTTGTGGCAACATAGGTCTCTTGTGTTCCTAGCCTGTAATGGGAAAACGAGATGCCCCCATCTTCCTCCACGAATTTACTATCTCGACTTGATCGCAGTCGTGCTGATGCTGCGGCTCGTGATGAGCATCCATGGATACGAGTGTTAGAGCGAGCTGGTTTACCGCCTGATGGTGTGACCATCAGCACGAACACGATTGCGGTTTTACTTGGGATAAGTGCGACGACTGGCAATGCTCGCAAGATTGCTGGCGTTATGCGTTTACTTGGTTTTCAGCCGATCTTATCTCGCAAGCTTATTCCTGGCGGTTGGCAGAATACGCTTTCGCGAGGTTGGGTGAGACCTGGCCCTGATTTTGTGCGCAGTGAGCCTGGCAGGCCGCGTGTAGTTCGCGACTGATCTTTCCCTTTCTTCATTTATCAGCTGCTAATTCATTCCTTCGTTCACTTCGAGCGAACTAAATCACGCTGTCCAAAAAATGATATCGGCTGTCCATAAAATGTAACTTTACAATTCTCGTTTACTTCATTAGATTGGTGATTGTTGAAACGAAGTGACAAACACCAACGCGAACACCAACGAAAGGTAACTAATCCAATGAGCGCCAGCGACAACGAAACCTTCCTCCCGATTGCCGACATGGACGAATGGAAATCCTTTATCGCCGCCAATCGTGAGGCGTTGCTGGAGATCAGCGACATTGCGACTTGCTTTCGGCTTGCGTGCAATCAGTCGCTGCTGATCGGCGGCGGGGCGGCTCCGTTGTTTCGCGTCGGGTTTATTGACGCGGACTAGTTTCCAAAAAGCGACCAGCGACAACTGGTTGCGTCAACCAAACGAAAGGTAACTGACAATGGATCGTCAACAGGCAATCGAGATCGCCGTTGCCAGACACAATGAGCGATGCCGTGCATGGTGGCTATTTTGGACGCAGGGCGGAATTGAACCGAATGATTTGGACTATGGGTTCCATCATGGTTGGTTTGATCTCGAAGGCCACGGAATTGGACCACACGAGTACGCGCCCGGCCCAACGTACGACGCGGAGTAATTCTCAATCGTCGACGGCGTGAACGCGACAACGTTTGCGCCTCTCCCCTGAAACGAAAGGTAAACGACCATGGCACTGCACGGCACGATCATTCTTCTATCTCCCGGTAAATACGGGTTTGAATCGATCTCGACTCACTATGCCGAACCGATTCGCATTCGGCATGTGTGGGAAATGGAACGCGTTCGCACTAGTGGCTACTCCTATTGCCGTATCGATGAGGCGATCGGCATGCCTGCGACGTGCACGGATGGCCGCGTGTCCTGTTACCTAGGGCAGGGCAATTCGTTGGCCGGCGATCTGCCGCAAGGCGGCGCGACCAAGGCGATCATCTTGGAACAAACGTCTATCGCCCCTCCGAAATGCCGCGTTGAAACCCAATGGCGCAATGGCCGGTGGGAAAAGTACACGAAGGCAAAGGGCTGGCGGCCGGCCTGACAGACAGGACGAAACCGCGCCTTCGTGGCGTGGTCGCACCGTGACGCGGTGCCTGATGAGTCCAGACGATCCCGCGGCTGCGACAACGGCCTTTGGGACACGAACAACGAAAGGTAACGAGAATGAAGCGCGACATTTACACTGAAGTTTCCGCCCGCATTCTGCAGGAGCTCGAGCGCGGCGCGCTGCCCTGGGTCAAGCCATGGTCCGCGACTGCCGGCCAGAACACGCCGTGCAACGCGGTGACCAATCGTCCCTATTCCGGCTGCAACGTGATTCTGCTGTGGCTGGCGCGCGAACGCGGCTGGCCAACTCCACGCTTTGTCACCTTCAAGCAGGCGCTCGATGCCGGCGGCAACGTGCGCAAGGGCGAGCATGGGACCAAGGTTTACTTCGTGAAGCAGCTGCACATTAAGGACAAGAACGCGCCGGCGGACGAAGACGGCAAGATCATTCCCATGCTGCGCGAATACACCGTGTTCAACGTGGCGCAATGCGACGGGCTTCCCGATGGCGTCCAGGTCGGCAAGCCGATGCGGGTGCGCAATCCCGATACGCGCGACAGCCTCGCCGATGAGTTCATCGCCACGACGGGAGCCGATTTCCGCGAAGGCAATGGCGAAGCTTACTTCGCGCCGGGGGGCGACTTCATCTCGATGCCGGCCTTTGCCGCGTTCAAGGGCGCCGATCATTTCTACAACGTGGCGTTTCACGAACTGACGCATTGGACTGGGCACAAGCCGCGGCTCGACCGCGATCTAAGCGGCCGCTTCGGCAAGCGGGCTTATGCCGCGGAAGAACTGATCGCCGAGCTCGGGGCCGCGTTCCTGTCCGCCGAGTTCGGCTTTGACGGTGATGTGCGCAATGCCGGTTACATCGCGACCTGGATCGGATTGCTGAAATCCGACAAGCGGGCGTTCTTCACCGCGTGCAGCAAAGCGCAAGCCGCGGCGGATTATCTGCGCGGCCTGGCACTGGCCGAGCCGGAACTAGCCGCGGCGCCGGCCGCGCAGGCGATCGCGGCTTGAAGCAGGACGAAAGCACCCGTCTAAAAAATGTAACTGTACAACCAACAATCACTTCACTATATCAGTTGAACTGAACGAAACCCGCGGCCCGCGACAACGGGCTCGGGTTTCCCCCGGAACGAAAGGTGACGAATGACGAACAGAACACGACAAATGGAATGCTGCGTATGCGGCGCAAGCGCCGGCCGCTGGTTGCAATGGTGGAACCGCGACACCGGATACGGCGTGTGCATGTCCTGCGTCGACTGGACCGAGCAGCGCAATCGCGGTCGCGGTTTGACCGAAGAGCAAATCAAAACCGAGACCCGCGAGCTGTACGGCGTGGAAGGCCAGAATTATGGGGCGTCATTGGCGCGCCCGGACAATTCCTAGGCGCGATCCGACAAGACGCCCACTGTCGACAGCATCCACGATCGCAGCCCATGCGCCGCACCCGCTCACAGAGCCCGCGGCGCATGATCGGCGATCCCGCCGACGACGATCCGGAAAACCTGAAAGGTACGACCCATGTCGATTTCCAATGACGCCTCCTCGCCGCCGTCGCGAACGCTCTCGCCCATCATCCGCAACATTCTAATGCCGCCACTGATGGGTTTGCAGCATGCGCCGCTCATAACCTGGGCGCTGCTGACAATCACGGTCTGGCACAGCGGCGGCCCGGTCTGGCTCAATGTGCTGGTCACCGTCACGCTCAACGTCATGCTGTCTGCGATCTGGCCGCTGGTCTGGCTCTACTGGCTGGTTTCATTTCTGTTCGGGTACTGATGCCGCCCGTCGATGGCCCGGGGCAATCAAAGTCCCGGGCCGGCTCCTGCAATCAATTCCCGGAAAGCCCCGCCATGTCCCGCCGTCCGATCATCGCCTATTGCCGCGTCTCGACGCAAAAGCAAGGCGCCTCCGGACTCGGCCTCGAAGGCCAGCAATCCGCGATCGCGCGCTTTTGCGTGGCCGAAGGCTACGAGACCGTCGAGGCCTATATCGAGATCGAGACCGGGAAGGGCGCCGATGCGCTGGAGCGGCGGCCGCAGCTGCAAGCCGCGATGGAACGCGCCGCCGCCTATCGCTGCCCGGTCGTGGTCGCCAAGCTCGATCGCCTGAGCCGCGACGTCCACTTCATTTCCGGGCTCATGGCGAAGGGCATTCCCTTCATCGTCACCGAGCACCCGCGCGCCGACCCGTTCATGCTGCATATCTACGCCGCGGTGGCGGAAGCCGAACGCGCCAAGATCTCCGAGCGCACCAAGGCCGCACTCGCGGCCGCCAAGGCGAGAGGCGTCAGGCTCGGCAGCCCCAACGGCCCGCCGAAGCCCTTCGACGATGCCGCCCGCCGGCAGGCCACCGCCGCGCTCCGCCGCTATGCCGACGCCCGCGCCGCCCAGTTCGCCCGCATTCTGTCCGAGTTTCACGGCCACAGCGCCAACGCCACCGCCGCCGCCCTCAATGCGCGCCAGCTCCCGTCCGCCCGCGGCGGCCGCTGGACCGCCCGCGCCGTCATCAACGCCCGGGCAAGATTGGACGGCGCACGGCTGGACGGCACCACATCCACTTGTTAAATTACAAGACAGACGAAAGGTAAGCCAATGGACACCGAAGTCATTACCCTCGAATGGCTGGGGCGCACGCTCCAGCGCGTGCTCGATCGCGTCAATGCGTTCGAGCAGAACATCCCGCTGCAACTCAAGGGCATGAGCGGTCAGCTAAGGACGCTGGACGCCCAGCTCGCGGCCATGGATAACCGGCTCGGCAGCGTGGATGCTCACCTGCAATTGCTCGACAGCCGGCTGGATCAGCAGGATCTCAAGTTCCGGCGCATCGACGAAAGCCTGGATGCAATCGGCAACCTCGCAACGCAGATCGCCGCCGGTGTGTCGGCACTGCGGGGAAAGGTATGAGCGATAATGACTTCCGCGCCATCGTGCGCGAGGAACTCGCGCCCATCCGAGCTGAGCTCGACAGCATCAAGATCAAAGTCAGCGGCATACCGTTGATGGCAACGACGCTGCACGAATTACGCGACGATGTGCGCGAACTGCGCCGCGAAACCCGCATGCTCAAAACCGCGGTCAACGACATGGCGCGGGTCAGCATTACAGGCGGCGAAGTCGAGGCATTGCATGACGAGCTCGATCGTCTCGCCAACGATCAGATCGATATCAAGGCCCGGCTGGCGCTGCTCGAAGGCAAGGAACACCAGGGACCGGGCAGCGGCTGAAAGCCAGTCGGTCCTTGGCGCGACAACGCCAAGGACCTGGCTGCAGCCAGCCACCGCCGGGCAATCCGGTCCGCGGTGCGAAAGGTAATAACTCACCACGAACGCGGGAAGGCGGACCAGTGGCAATCATCACCGATAGCAAAAAACAGCGGGCCCTGAAACTCATCGCGCAAGGCCGCGTCACCGTCTCGGAAATGGGCCGCCTCGCCGGCGTCAAACAACAATCCATGCACACCTACGCCCGCCAGGCCGGAATCGACCCGGTAGCGGCGCGCCGGCGCTACCTCGAAGACCTCTGGCGCAGCGAAACGCGCCCGCGGCCGGCCGCGAATGGCCAGCAAGCAGCGGCGACCGCTCGTGGCAGCGCCTCCACCGCTTGACCGCACCCGCTGCAATCGCATATTTCACTTGACTCATGGCACCCGCCGCCGCCGCTGATGACGCCATCGCGGTCCGTCTCGCCGACGAGGGCGTGCCGTTGCGCGCCATCGCCCGCGCCATCCAAGTGCCCTCCGACACGCTGCGCGACCAACTCGCCCAGGCGCTCGACGACGGCCGGCTGCTCGAGCTCCCGCACAACGATTGGCCGCCCGGCTTCCCGCGTGATCAGCGGGCGCTGCAATTATCGCGCCTGATCGCCGCCGACCGCGACACCCTCGCCCGCGCGGTGCGCGCGCTGTTCCGCCTCACCACCACCGAGACGGCGCTGCTGCTGGCGCTGCTGCAAACCCCGGCGATCGGCCGCGGCGGCACGCTCCGCAGCGTCCACATCCATCACCTGCGCGCCCGCCTGCGTCCGTTCGGATTAGCCATCGCGACGCTGTGGGGCGACGGCTACCAGCTCGCCGACGGCGATCGCCGCAAAGCCATGGATCTGATCCTGGCGCGGGTCGAGGGAGCTTAAAGGCAATGGCCATCACCAAGCGGATTCGCATCCTGGTTCGCGCCCATGCCGACGGGGTCGCTACCTCGTTCACTTTCGATCTGCTGACCGATCCCTACTGGGTCGGCGAGCAGACTCCCCAAGGGCCGGGCGGTCACCTCGTCAACTGGTTCGCCGACCCGGACGTCAAGAAAGGCGCCCCGCCGGTCGATGTCATGGTGATCGACGGCGCCGGATCAGCCACGCTCGCCGGCACTGCCGTCACCGTCACCGTCGATCCGAAACCGTCCGGAATGCTCTACGAGGTCACGCTCGGATTGGTTTTCGCCTGATCCGTAAACAGCTTCCGGGCCCCTAGGTCCACCCCGCCGCCGACACCCGCGGCCGCTCCTGCTTGCGGGTGCGCGGAATGAGCCGGCGGGCGAACTCGTTCACCAGATTGCCATGCACAACTAAGCAAACCTGCTGCAGGCAGTCGCAAACGTGCGAGAAGCCGTCGGCGTCGAACTTCTCCGGGATCGCCCGCAGCCCGCCGCCGGGATGCTTTTTGAAACGATAGCCGCCGGCCATGGCGCGAATGAGAAACGGACAGCCCGCCGCCGAGATCAGCAGCGCCGCCTTGCCGCCGACCTGCCGGCTGAGCAGCGTCTCCACCGCGCGCAACCGCGGGTCGATGTCGTTCGTCGGCGCCGGGAACGCCGGCAGACCCATGCGCTTGAGCGCGTCGAACGACGTCTCTTCCGCGATCGTGCCCCTGGCGACACCGGACGGATCGCCCACCAATATCACTTTCGAGCCGATGTATTTGTTCGAATACAGGCGCGGCCGCAGTTTCTCCTCGACCTGCTTTTCCAGCCCGATGTTCACCGCCGGGACTTCCTCGTGAACTAACAATCGCCCCTGATGGTCGACCTGGCAGATCAAGGCCCATGGATTTCTGCCGAAGTCGATCCCTACGACTAGGGGGTACCCAGGCACCACTAAGGTGTCCGGAACCACATGGAAACCCCGATTGAACGTCGCCCGGAACACCGCCTCGCCTGAAGGATCCTCGCCGTATTCCGCATAAACATAACGCTTAATCCACGGATGATCCTCGCTGCCGTACATCTCGATGAAGCGTTCGTAATATCGGCGTCCCTGCGCAAGACGCGATGAATGATTGATTGGAAGTTTGATGGTCTCCTCCGTTTGCAGCAAATAATTCAAGTTCTCCGCATTCGGAGCCATGCCGGATGGTTGAATGAACACCTGCCAATTGGGCGGCGGTTCCACCATGAATTTCTGCCACGGCGTCCCTTCAGTCGGCATGTTGGTATCGGCAATTATTCCATGGAACGATGGTGTCCCTCTATTAGCTGATGGATAGCGCCCGATGCGTCCGCTGATCGGCGCCACGACGTCGAAATTGCACTCGATAGCCTCGCTGATCCATGCCATGGAAAGTTGCATGCTCAGTAGCCGTGCCTGATCAGCCGCGTCTTCGAGCGGGATGAAAACCCACTCCGAACGCACGTCGCCGAAATTGAGATGAAAAGTATTCTCGCTGACCTTCCACTCGCCGAGCCCTGCAAGCCACGCTCGCGCGTCATTCAGAACAGTATCGCGCAATTGCCGCAGCGTTTGGCGAATGACGGCAACTCTGGTGTACCTGTAGCCATCCGGAGCCGGCGCCTGCTCCATCGCCCGGCGCAGCAGCTCGACGATACATGCAGTCGTCTTCCCGCTCCCGACAGGGCCGGCAATCACGCGACCAAAAGCATTGCTTCGCATGAAGCGTCCGCAAGCCGGCGGCGCGGTGTAAGTTAGTGACATTTGCTATCCACTGCCGAAACAAACAACGTCTTCGAGACGGGCTTTTTCGATCCAGCCTCGTCCCGTCATAAGTGCAACATCGCAGTTGCGGACGAAGAACCAACGACCAGTGCCAAGAGGAATGCCGAAGCTCGGCTTGGGAAACACGAAAGCCTGACCGTCGATGTTCCAGCACAAGGTCTCTGTCGGCCATGCAGCCCTGCGGGCCGCCTCCTTGGCTTCGGCTTGCGCCCTTTCTCGCAGCCAACGCGCTTCCCACTCCGCCCGAAGATCATAGTCCTGGTAATACTGCCGGCCCGGGCGTCCGGGTGCCACCATTGGCGTAACAAGCGCGGCAGGACGCGTCGCAGGGACCTCACGCTTGGGTTTGATCGTGCGTCTAGGCTTGAAAACTGTGGTGTCTACATCAACGGCTACCGCCGTCGTCCGGCGGAGAGATTCTCGTTGCAGGCTGTGACGGGTGCGGGGGTTTCCGTAAGGTTCTGGCGTCGGACTCGTCAGTTGCGCGGGCGCGAGTTCTCCGCCCAACTCGTCAAAGTCGGGATCCAAGACCTCATACAGCCAGTGAGGCGCTGTCATTTAGGCCGATGCTTGGCAAACGTCTTCGCCAGCGTCGCCCGCTTCCGCAGCGTCGGATTGTCCGAATGCGAGGCCGCCTCGATCTTCGCCGCCGGGATTTTCTCGCCTTCCGAGACTCCAAGTGAGCGGTGCAAAGCGCCGGGCTTCTTCACCGCGCCAGCCATCCAGTTTTTCTTAGCCATGTTTCTTCGGCCTCCCGCGTCCGCGCTTGAAGGGTGATACCGGCGGGCTCGCGGGCTTCGTTTCGATCACCCGCGGCGCGTCGATTACTTCGGTGTCGCCGGCCGCGTCGTCGACCGCGCCCGCGATCGCCTTGTCGTAGGTCTTGATGTCGTCGTCACCAAGGTTGATCGTGATCTGGAAACGTTCGCTCGACCGCGGTTCGGCCTTGGCCTCGCCGATGCCGGCCGACCGCGCCAGGTTCTTATAGGCCTCGATCACCGAGTTGAACGGCTCGCCAGCGTCGTGCATGCGGCGGTCGATGATCGGCAGCCCGCGCTCGAGCAGGATGGCCGCGATCGCCTTGACCCGCTCCGGCGCGGCGGTGGTGGCGTTCCAGTCGAGCGCGAACGCCGCCTTGGCCCGCCGGTAAATGGGGTCTTTCGAGATTTGATAGAACTCCGCCGCCGAGATGCCGAAGTCCTCCAGCACGTCCGGCCAGCGCCGCACGTTCATCACTTCCTCGCGCGCCAGCTTGTTCATCTTGGCTTCGTCGAAGCCGTCGGGGATGTCCGCCATGCATGCTCCTGCGCTGCGCCCCGTCCTTGCCCCGCGCCCGAGGCGCCGGATATCTTATCGCCAAATTCCTTAAGGAATAGTTAACAGTTGTGTTCTATACATCTACCAGGGAAGCAAGCATGAACGCTCGAAAACCTTTGGATAGTGGTGTTTGCCAGCATTGCGGAGCAACTTTTCAACGCAGGCACGGCAAAACAAAAATGCTGTTTTGCTCGCGTGAATGCTACATAAAAGGCCGGCTTCAAGGCGACAAAACCAATCACCCTGGATGGAAAGGCGGAATTGCTCAACGCAATAGCGCTGAGAGGGCTATGGTGCGCGCAATAGTCCGAGAGGTTGCGCATTGTCAGCGCTGTGCAGCTACGGAAAAGCTACACGGCCACCACGTTGAATCTCACGCCAGTGCACCTGAACGGAGGCTCGATCCTTCGAATATCATGGTGCTTTGCGCTCCATGCCATGCGCTTGAACACCCTGAAATCCACAACCTTGTGACAAGGCCGCAAATTCGAACCGGCAAAGCCTTCGTCTGTCTTGTCTGCGGCAAGCCGAGCTATAAGCAGCCCTTTGAGTTTGCCGTAGCAAAATATTGTAGTCGCAAATGCACAAATATCGGACGGACCATTGTCCCTTCCGGCAAAGAAATCGCCTGTGCTGTATGTGGCAAATTGAGATACGTGTCGCCAGTACATTTTGCCAAAGCAAAGTTTTGTAGCCTCGAATGCTCTGGTAAATCGCGACAAGGAGATCGCACCCGTGGATTATCGCGATCGGGAGCAGAGATCGCGTGTAACGTTTGTGGTAAGGCGCGCTATGTGAATCAAGCCATGCTTAGCCAAGCAAAATATTGTAGCCGCACTTGCGCGAGCGCGGCCCGCCGCGTTGCCAGAGTTTGAAAATGGCTAATCCATTAGGCCAGTCAAGTGTGCTTCAGGTCGTACCACCGGCCGCCCTCGAAGCTCACTTACGCCAACAACAATTGGAGCGTTCGCAAGCGGCTGCACCACCACCAGAACCAGCACCGCCGGCGCTGGCAAATTTTATTAGGAATCAATTCGAGGTATTCCGCAATCACCGCAACACCGCATCGGGCTGGTCGAACCGCCTGCTGGAAGCGCTGCGCACCTTCAACGGCCAGTACTCCCCGACCAAATTCCAGGAAGTCGTCAAATTCGGCGGCTCACAGGTCTACGCCCGCCTGACCGCGCAAAAGTGCCGCGCCGCCTCCTCGCTGCTGCGCGACATCTATCTCGGCTCCGACAAGCCCTGGTCGATCCGCGCGCCCGCCGATCCCGACGTGCCGCCCGAAATCGTCCAGAAGATCGACGCGCTGATGGCGCACGAGCAGCAGATGGTCATGCAGACCACCGGCCAGCAACCCGATCCGGCCGACACCGGCAAGCGCCGCGCCGCCCTCCTGGAGTCCGCGCGCGACGCCGCCAAGAAGAAAGCCGCCGACCAGGCCCAGATCGCCGAAGACAAGATCGAGGAATTCCTGCGCGAGGGTAATTTCTATCACGCCCTCGCCGAGTTCCTGGTCGACCTCCCGATCTTCCCGTTCGCCTGCATCAAAGGGCCGACCGTCAAGATCATGCCGGAAGTGCGCTGGAACAACGGCCAGCCGATCGTCCAGCAAGTCCCCAAAATGGTGTGGACGCGAGTGTCGCCCTTCGACCTGTGGTGGACGCCCGGCGTCGGCGACATCGAGTCGGCGAACGTCATCGAGAAATCCCGCCTCACCCGCGCCGAGCTCAACGATCTGCTCGACCTCCCCGGCTTCAATCAGGACGAAGTCCGCGCCGTGCTCGACGAATACGGCCGCGGCGGTCTGTACGACTCATGGGATACGACAGATGCCGAGCGCGCGGTGCTGGAGTCCCGCGAGAACCCGGCCTGGAACCGCTCCGGCCTGATCACCCAAATGGAATTCCACGGCAACGTCCAGGGCCGGCTGCTGCAGGACTACGGGATGCCCGGCATCGCCGACGAGCTGCGCGACTATCGTATCGACGCCTATGTCATCGGCTCGCACGTCATCAAAGCCAACCTGTCGCCATCACCGCGCGCAAGACACCCGTATTACATAACCAGCTTCGAGAAAGTGCCTGGCACCCCGGTCGGCAACGGCCTGGTCGACATGATCGCCGACCTGCAGGACGTCGCCAACGCCACGCTGCGGTCGCTGGTGAACAATCTTTCGATTAGTTCCGGACCGATGGTGGTAATAAATGATGATCGTCTGGCGCCGGAAGAGAACGGCGAAGAGCTGTATCCTTGGAAACGTTTTCATGTCCGCACCGATCCGGTCGGCAACAACGCCAAGCCGCCGATCGAGTTCTTCCAGCCACAATCAAACTCACAAGACCTGCTGACGGTCTTCAAGGCGTTCGTGGACTTGTCGGACGATATCAGCGCCATCCCCAAATACATCGGCGGGCAGCCGGGCGGAGGTGCGGGAAGAACAGCATCCGGCCTGGCGATGCTGATGGGCAACGCAAGCAAAATTTTGCAGACGGTAGCGGCCTCGATCGATCGCGATGTATTCGAAGTGGCGATGCTGCAGCTCGTCGATCTGATCCTGCTTTCCGACACTACCGGCCTTCTCACCGGCGAGGAGAACGTAAGCGTGCAGGGCGTCAACGTCGCGATCCAGCGCGAAACACAACGTCAACGACAGCTTGAATTCCTGCAACATACGATGAACCCGGTTGACCAGGGCATAATGGGTTTGAAGGGCCGCGGTGCGGTATTGCGCAGTGTTTCAAAAACAATCGGGCTCGATGGTGACGAGATTGTTCCTAGTGACGATGAACTCGATAAGCAGCAACAGGCGCAACAGCAGGGCGCCGAGCAACAAGCCTTGAACCAGCGCGTGGAGCAGGGCGTGCAGATGGGCGTGGAATTAGGCGTCCAAAAAATTGCCAGCGAACTGACCGCCGGATTACTCGCGTCGCAAGCTCCAGGCATGGGCGCACCACCGCCCGGTGGTCAGCCGGGCATGGGGCCCCCGCCGCCGAACGGACCGCCGGGAATGCCGCCACCGCCCGCCGGCGGCATGGCGCAAGCCGCCAAGCTCGCACAGGGCAACCAACCGTCACCGGGCAACAACTCGCCCGCGGGCAATCTGGGCAATGTGGCCGGCAATCAGCCGGCGCCACGGCCACCAGTGCCGCAAGGCGGGCCGGGATAGATCTCAACCAAGGGAGCAAAGCCGATGCCGACGTTCAGCTACAAGGGCCGCAAGACCTCCGAAGTCCTCACCGGGACCGTCGAGGCCGAAACCCGCGAAGAGGCGATCGCGCAGATCACGGCCATGGCCGCGCCGGGCGAGGAGTTCGACGTCATGCAGGTGCAGGAAGGGCCGACCGGCGGTGGCGCCACCGGCACGACCGGAACCACCGGCACGACCGGCACGACCGGCACGACCGGCACCACCGGGGCCAGCGGCGCGGCTCGCGGGGCCCGGGCAACCCGGGCACAGCTCAATGAGATGACGAAAGAGGAATTGATATCGGAAGCAGAGGCGGAAGGCGTCGACGTCAATCATAGCTGGACCAAGTCCGACATCGTCGAAGCTATTCTTCATCATCACAAGTAGACCCGATGGCGAAGCTCGCCTGGCATGCGATCGTTCGTAACGAGGCCGCGGTGCTGCCACGCTGCATCGCGAGCCTCATGCCGCACGTCGATTGCGCCGTCGTGGTGGACACCGGATCCACGGACAAAACCCCCGATCTGATCCGGGAAATGTTCGCCGCCGCCGGCAAGCCGGTGGAGATCGCGCACGCTCCGTTCGTTAACTTCGCGCAGGCACGCAATGATGCGCTAGCGATCGCGCGTTCGAGCCCGCTCGCCTTCGAATGGCTCCTGCTCAGCGACGCGGACATGGAGCTCCGCGTCCACACGCCCGGCTGGATCAACGGTCATCGCGGGCAAGCCTTCGATATTAAGCAAACGGCCGGAACTGTCAGTTATTACAATCGCCGTCTGCTGCATCGCAATGCTCCTGCCGAATACAGAGGGGTGACCCACGAATTCCTGGCCGTGCCGACCGCCGGCGTCCTGGACGGCGCCGAATTCATCGATCACGCCGACGGCGCCAACCGGCCGGAAAAGTTCGCCCGCGACATCGCCCTGCTCGAGGAGGCGCTGCGAACAGAAACCGATCCAGGACTCATACAGAGGTATCATTTCTACCTGGGGCAATCGTTCTTCGACCTCGGTGACTGGACCAATGCGCTCATTCACTATCGCAAACGCGTCACTCTCGGCGGTTATGCGGAGGAGGTATGGAACAGCCAGCTTCACGTCGCGCACTGCCTGGGCAACCTCGGTAACCAGGCCGGGTTCGTGCACGAGTTGCTCAAGGCCTACGAGCTGCGCCCGCAACGCGCCGAGACCCTCTACGATCTCGCCAAGGACTATCGCGAGCGCGGGGAGAATTTCACCTCGCTGCTGTTCTCGGAGGCTGCGATGCGCACGCCCTACCCGCAGGACGACCAGCTGTTCGTGAACGACTTCGTCTATTCCGCCGGCGCCCGTTCCGAGTTCAGCGTCTGCGCCTACTACGACCCGGCCCGGCGCGCCCGCGGCGCCGCCATCTGCAACGCGCTCGCGCTCGATCGCTCGATCCCCGCCGGCACCCGCGCGCAGGCTCGCGCCAACCTCTACTGGTACCTGGCGCCGCTCGCTTCGCACATACCGTCGTTCCGGCCCACGCGGCTGCACCTCGACCCGCCCGCCGGCTACGTCTTCACCAATCCATCCGTGGTCAACTGGCGCGGCCGGCCGGTCACGCTCGCCCGCGCCGTCAATTATCGCATCACGCCCACCGGGGCGTATGACATGGGCGGCGACAGCGCGATCCGCACCCGCAATTTCCTGGTCGACATCGACCCCGACGGGCGGGCCGACTTCGTGAGCGAGCTCGCGCTGCCGGACAACTGGCCCGACCCGCCGCAATACAGCCAGGTGCGCGGGCTCGAGGACTGCCGGCTGTTCGAATGGAACGAGCAGCTATGGGTCAGCGCCACCGTGCGCGAATTCAATACCGATGGCATCTGCGAGATGGTACTGGCGCCGGTCTCCTCCGACGGCATCGGAGACGGCTGGCGCCGGATGCAGCCAAAACAACGCGCCCATGAAAAAAACTGGCAGCCATTCGTGCGCGCGGACGACCTGCAATTCGTCTATCGCCTCGGCGCCATGGTCGATTGCACCGGCGCGTTCGCCGCCCGCCACGATCCCACGCTGGCGGTCGAGCATCTGAGCGGCGGCAGCCAGGTCATCGAAGCCGACGGTCATTACCTCGCCCTGGCGCACGAAGCCGGCGCCATCCCGGGCAAGTCCAACCGGTTCTACTCCCACCGCTTCGTGCGTCTGGGACCGGCCGGCGCCGTGCTCGGGGTGTCCCCGCCGTTCGTGTTTTCCGAGCGCCAGATCGAATTCGCCGCCGGGCTCGCCTACTTCCCGGCCAAGCGTCGGTTGCTCGCGTCGTACGGCGTCATGGACCGCGAGGCCTGGCTGGCCTGGATGGATCTCGACGAAGTCCTGAAATTCATCGAGCAGGGAGCACTCTGATGGCCAAGAAGTACGAAGGCTCAAAGCGCGACCTCGCCGAGGACCGCAAGGGCGCCAAGAAGCTCGGCGTCCCACTCAAGGCTTACGAGCAAACCGCGCAGGACAAGGCCGAGGACCGCAAGGGCCAGAAGGCGCTGGGGCGCAAGAAATGAGTTACGAGCGTGTCGTCATCTCGAGCGGCCACGGGAAGTTCGTGCGTGGAGCCAGCGGCATCATCGATGAAGTCGATGAAGCGCGCAACGTAGTCGAGTGCGTGGCCGATGAGTTGCGCAAACGCGGCGTGGACGTAAAAGTGTTTCACGACGACACCAGCGACAGCCAGAATGAGAACCTCAATACTATCGTAGACTATCACAACGCGCAGACCCGCGATCTCGACTGCTCGATTCATTTCAATTGCTACGAGCAAGTCGAGAAGCCGATGGGCGTCGAGGTGCTCTACGTCACGCAGAGCGCGCTCGCCGGTCAGATGTCGGCGGCGATCGCCGAGGCCGGCGGCTTCATCAATCGTGGCGGCAAGAAGCGCACCGACCTGTTCTTCCTCAACAACACCGAGATGCCGGCGATTCTGATCGAGGTCTGTTTCGTGGACTCGGAAGCCGATTGCGAATGCTACGAAGATCAATTCGACGAAATCTGCCTGGCCATCGCCAACGTGCTCGGCGGCGGCAGCGAAGTGGAAGCGCCGCCACCGGCATCGGAGGCGCTGTTCGAGGCCGCCGGCAATTGCTCGACCTTCGGCGGCCCCGAGGACGAAGGCGTGTCGCCGGATGAGGATTTAGCCTTCATCCATGAGATCGCCGAGGCGCCGCACCTGTTCCTGCCATATCAGCCGAGCGGCACCAGCGGGCTCGCGCGCCGGCTCAACCCGTACGTCCACTACGTCGCCTGCCGCTGGGATTATTCCGTGACCTCGAAAGACATGCTCAAGGGCGGCGAAATCGCGCTGGTGCGCGCGCCCGACACCGGCATCGCGCTCACCGCGTTTCCGGCCGACTGGGGCCCCAACGAAAACACCGGCCGTGTCGCCGACCTGTCGCCCGGCCTGATGCAGGACCTCGGCATCGGCACCGACGATGTCGTGGAAGTCGTCTTCCCGTTCCGGAGCGGCTGATGATCGACAGGGTGCGCTCATGGCTTTCCGACAACCAGACTCTGGTTTATTTCCTGGCAGCGCAGGCGAGCGTGCTCGGCGCGGCCGCCATCAGCATTATCGCTTACTCGGTGCAGCTCGAAACCCGCGTCAGTACCTTGGAAGTACGCGGTTCCCCGCACTTGGCAGTGATCGAAAACCGGCTGACCGTGCTGGAGAACCAAACCATGTCGAACAAGGAAAGAATCGAGCGGATGGTGGATAAGCTGACAAAATGAGCCGCCCGCGTCGAGACCGCTACGACCGGTCGCGGCACTGGGCGCAAGGGCGCAACTATTATCGCATACGGTGGAGGCGGACATGGTCACGCTACTCGTTTATCTGGTCGTCCTTGTCATCGTGGTGATCTTTCTCTACTGGCTCATGCAGCAGGTGCCGCTGCCTGAGCCGCTGCAGAAGATTGCGATCATCGTGCTGGTGGCGATCGGCGTTTTTGTCTTGATCGGATTGCTATTGCAGTTTGCCGGGGGCGGCGGCATCCATCTGCCCAGCCTGCACTAACTCGAAGGAGACTGTCGTGGCGCTAGAAGTCATCAATGGCCCGTTCATCCGCGCGGGCGAGTCACTGTCGGAGCCGATCGACTGCTCGGCCGGCGAGATCGTGCGCCTGACCATGCCGGGCAACTGGACGACCGCCCCGCTCACGTTCCAGTTCTCGACCGACGGCGCCATGTACAACGAGCTCTATCACGTCGTCGGCAACCCCGAGTCGTTCGCCGGGTTTCCGGTGCAGTTGACCCGCGTCGAGCCCGGCATTGGCCTGGTGCTGCCGGAAAGCTTCGGCCGCGGCATTGTCTGGCTCAAGATCCGCTCCGGCACCAAAGGCGTGCCGGTGGTGCAGCCGGAAGAGCGCGAGTTCGCGATCGCGGTCGACGTACCCGACGGCGGCGCCATGGCGGCGTCAGCCGAGGCGGTAACCACACAGGACAGCCGCCACTATCCCAAGCATAAGCGCTAGTCGAAAGAGACTTCAATGCAACCGCGCACGCTGTCGGGCCTGACCATTTTGCAGGGCGAGACGATGTCGCAAGCCGTCAACTGCGACGGCAACCAAGTGACGCGCTTGATCCTGCCCGACGACTGGACCCCGGCGCCGGTGACGTTCCAGTTGTCGCCCGACGGCGTGAATTGGCACAATCTCTATCACACCACAGGCGGGTCTTTCGGTCTGTACGAGGTGATCGTGCCGAGCGTGACGCCGGGAGCATCCGTGCTGCTGCCGCCAGCAATGGGCACATCGATCTCCTGGGTGCGCCTGCGCTCCGGGACCCATGCCGTGCCAGTTCCGCAAGCGGCGGACCGGACGTTCGGGCTGGTGCTGGAACTGTCCGATGCAGCCGTGTCCGGTGGCCCGGAAGGCCCGATGGGCCCGCCCGGGGCTACTGGTCCAACCGGGCCGTCTGGGGTGCAGGGTGTTTCCGGGACGATCGGCGCGACCGGTCCGACCGGGCTTCAGGGCACACCCGGCACACCAGGATCCACCGGCATCGTCGGCCCAACCGGTGCGCAAGGCCTGCCCGGTACGCCCGGCGCGCTCGGCAACGTTGGCCCGACCGGCACGACAGGCCCTGCCGGATCTGCCGGCCCCACCGGTCCCACCGGGACCGCCAGCCTCAAGGGCACCATCGCGGCCGACGACGCAGCGGCCGGCAATGTCGGCGAGGTGCTGGCAGCGGTGAACCTTGGCGGCATCGGCTTCACCACCGCCGTCGCGCTCAACATCACCACCCTGACGCTGCCGCCGGGGGACTGGAGCGTGGGCGGGTTCGTCATTTTCACGCCGGCAACCACCGGACCGAATTCGATCGCGGCGGGCGTCAGCACCGTGCCGGCGACATTGCCGACCGACACGCAGGTGATCAACGGCTCCGGCGCCATCGCGCAAGTCTGGTCGAGCGCACTGACATCGAACAAGGAGCAGATTTTGCCGACCGGGACGTGCCGGATCAACGTCAACGCACAAACCAGCGTCTACCTGGTGGCGCAGACGACGTTCGGCGGCGGCTCGGTGACCGGTACCGGGCGAATCGCCGCGCGGCGGGTGCGGTGAGTTAGTTAATAAAGTCTTAACAGTCTAGCGATAAGTTTCACGTGAAACACAGGCCAGCAGGAGTCTGTCATGACACCGAAGTCCAAGCTCGAAACCTCGAAGAACGTGGAATTCGCCGAAGGTGGATCGGGTCACATGTTCGGTCCCCAGGCGGCCGGCCCCGATAAGCCCGGCGACACCGGGAAGGATCAGAGCTCCGCGCCCGGGGCTAAATTCGCTGCGGGCGGAAAAGGCAAGATGTTCGGCTTCTCTCCCGCTGTGCCTGCCACGGCCGGGCAAACTGGCGCCCGGTGATGGCGCCGCGCAACCGCGAGCTGGAACAGCCGAAGCCAAAGGCCGACACGCCGGTCAGGAAGTGGCAGCGCCAGCATCCGGCGGCAACGCAACCACGCAAGACCAAATTCGGGGCCAAGGATTTGCCGCCCCGCGTCATCACGCAACACCGGGCCAAGCCCGGCAGAACGAGTCCGCAATAATGGCCCGCACCATTCCCCAGCCGCCCAGGCCGCCACGCGCACCCAAGCCGCTCGATCCCGCCAAGGCGGTGTTCGCGCCGCCGCGGCTCAAGCCGATCTCGACGCGTGAATACGGCAAGGGCGGCACGCCACTCGGTAGCGCTCCCGACCTGGGCGTGCGCGGGGCCGGCATCGGCTACGGCGGCCCCAAACCCTTCGGGTGAAATTCATGGTTTTCAAAAAGCACCTCACCCCGCTCTCCAAACACGGCCGCGTGATCAAGCACCAGGGCAAGGGCTCGACCATGCAGCGCCCGTCGCCCGGCGAGCGCGAGGACCTCACCGGCGGCGATCCGCTCGATCGCGCCATGAACCGCTATCCCACGGCCCCGCAGCCGGTCGCGCCGCCAACCGCCGCGCCGCCCATGGGCGGGCCGCCACTCGGCTCGACACCGCCGGCAGGACCTCCGCCCATGGGGCCGCCGCCACCCGACGATACTGCGTGAGCACCAGCACCAAGGATCTGACCGACCAGGCGCGCTTCCTGCGCAACGCCTCGCCCCAGGCCTATGACAAATTCTTTGCTGCGTTTGCCGACTATGCGGCCCAGATGACCGCCAACCTCATCCAGACCACCGAGAACCTGCAGGTGGCGCAGGGCCACGCGCAGTTGGCGATGAAGCTGTTGCAGGCGCTCGAGGCCGCGCGAACATGAGGTGAGACATGGCGGATATCACCGTCGACGCAAAACCAATGGCGAAACTGCCGTTCGACCCCGATACCATCCCGGAAGCGGTGCGCAAACGCGCCGCCGCGGTCGATGCGCTCTATGCCAAAAACGGCGCGGACGGCCAAGCTGCAGAACCGCCGCCGGCGCCGCCATCGCCAGAGCCTCCACCGGCAATCCTCCCGGAGGCTCGAGCACCGCAGCCGCCGGCGCCTGTCGAGGCGACCACACAGCCCCTGACATCCCAGCCGGCGGCTGCGGACCAGACGCCGCCGCCGCCCGAGAAGGACGCCAACTGGGAGCATCGCTATCTGGCGATGAAGGGCCGCTACGACGCCTCGCAGAAGACCATCGGCGAAATGCAGGAACAGATGACCCAGCTCGGCAACGAGCTCCTGCAAGTGCAGCGCACCGTCACCCAGACCCGCCAGCCGCCACCGCCGCCGAAGTCCTATCTCACCGAGCAGGACGTGCAGAACTACGGCACCGACCTGGTCGACTTCACCCGCCGCGCCGCCGCCGACGCGCTCGCCCCGACGGTCGCGCAAATCGAACAGCAGAACGCCGACCTGCGCGAACGCCTGGCGCGCGAAGCCCGCCGCGGCCTCGACCAGCGCGTCGAACTCGCGATCCCGAACTACCGCGAGATCGACCGCGACCCGCGCTGGCACAAATGGCTGCTCGGAGTTGACGTTCTGTCGGGACGTGTTAGACAAACATTCCTGAACGAGGCCATCTCAGCGGCCGACGCCCCTAGAGTCATCTCGTTCTTTCGTGGTTTCCTGCATGAAGAGCAGGCCACGGGCCACCTCGAGCCAGCGCCCTACTCTCAGCCGGCAGCGCCGCCTAGAGAGCCGGCGGTCTCCCTGGCTTCGTTGGCGGCCCCTGGACGGGCCAGGCCGGCAACCGGAGGCGATGCCTCGATGCCGCCCGACAAACCCATCTATTCGCGCGCCCAAGTCAAGCAGCTCTACGAGCAGCATCGGAAGGGCGCCTATGTCGGCCGAGAGGCCGAATGGGCTCGCTTGGAAGCCGATATGTTCGCGGCGCAGCGAGAGGGGCGCTACCGTTAGACCGGGGGCGTCGATCCTGCATGGACGAATGCCCCCTCGAGAGGGACTACGTCCAATGCCTATCCCTAGTGCAGGTTTTCCGGGCGCAACGTCCGGATCAGTACCAGTCCTCACGCCGGTCGGCAGCACGCCGAACAACCTCCAAACGACGGGGTTCATCCCTGCCAAGTGGTGATCTTGGGGATGTGAGTCGGTGTTGAATGGAGATCTGGTCAGCGAAACTGATCGAGAAATTTTACGCTTCGACAGTGCTCAGCGCGATCAGCAATACCGACTACGAGGGTTGACGGATTAGCCTTCGTTAAACCGGGTGAATTGCTGGGACCTCTGACCGAGTGTGGCGGAGACAATCAGCAGCCAAGCCATCGATGTAAGGCGAGAGCCCCAGGGCGATGGAAGGTTCAACGACTAGGCGGTGAGGAAACGATAAGCCGCCCACGAGCGCCCGGCCCCGCAAAGGGTGATGAGATAGTCTCATCTGCAAGGAAACTTGCAGGAAGGTAGGGATAAAGAGCCCTATCGGCGAAGAAATTGGAAATCCAAAACATGGGCGATCGTGTGCGAATTCGCACGAAGCCTTCGATCACGATCCGTGACTACAAGGCCGATGGCCTTCTCGGACTCGACCGGCCAACTGGCGGTTCTGTCGAGTTGTTTATCGGCAACGGAAAGTATTTCAGCCTGATCCTCGATGACGTCATGGAGGTGCAGTCTGATCTGAACATCCTGAGCATGTGGAGTGATGATGCTGCCCAGCAGCTCAAGATCACCGTCGACAAGGACGTGCTCGGCGGCATCGTCGGCCAAGCCAACGCCGCAAATAAAGGAGCGACCGCCGGTGCGATCTCGGCCAACTTGAACCTGGGCGTCAAAGGCACGCCGGTCACGGTGGTCGGGCAGGGCGCAACGACAGGACAGGTCAACCTGATCGACCTGATCCTGCGCATGGGCCAGTGTCTCGATGAGACCAACATCCCAGAGGTTGGACGCTGGATCGTCATGCCATCGTGGGCGGGACGCATGCTCAAGCAGTCGGAACTGCGGCAGGCTTACTTGTCCGGCGATTCGGTATCGATGCTGCGCAATGGCAGGCTCGGAATGGTGGACAGGTTCACTTTGTATATCAGCAACCTGCTGCCCTCGAACACGTCGGACTCGACTAACTTCGCGGCCGGCGAGCAGCCGATCTTCGCTGGCCATGCTCACGGGATCACTTTTGCCAGTCAGATTTCAAAATTGGAGACGCTCAGATCCGAACTAACATTCGGCCAAATCCTGCGAGGGTCGACAACTCTACATTAAGGCTCTCGTTAAACTCCGTGAATTGCTGGAACGCCCTGAGAGCCGAAGTGACCACAGCGTAGTTGGTAACGACAGATGCGATGGTTGGAAAACATTTCGGATTGGGTAATCAGCAGCCAAGCTTCCTGGGAACAGGAAGAAGGTTCAACGACTAGGTCTAGTAATCCAGACCGGATGAACGGCCCACGAGCGCGGAGCCTGCGCAAGCAGGAAGATATAGTCTGCGCTGCAAAGAAATTTGCAGAAGGCCGGATAAAGAGCCGGCTAGATAACATTCGGTACAAGTCTACGGATACCAGGTAGTCGACGGGACCGCGCTCGTCCAAAGTCAAGTGATTTCTGGCTGAGAACTCAATAAGTTAGCCAGACTTGACATAAGTAACACTAGGTAACATACTCGGGGCCTCCAAGTAAGGAACCCCGAGTATGACGTGTGGCATCTATTTCATCAAAAGCCCCAGTGGCAAACTGTATGTTGGATCTTCAGAAAAGATCGAACTGCGGCAGCGGGTTCATTTTTCCCACCTTCGTAAGAAGCGCCACCATTCCTTGCGGCTTTCGCAAGCGTGGGCAAAATACGACGGCGTAGGATTCACGTCTGGCATTCTTGAAGAGTGCTCTCCGGAGCTTCTCGAAGCACGTGAACAATTTTGGATAGATTTCCTCAAACCTCGCTACAATATTCGGCTTCGCGCCGATACGAATAAAGGACTGCGAAAAACCAAAGAAGAGCGTGCTGCGCATTCCGTATCTGTAAGACAGTATCTTGCCGCTAACCCTGATCTACGTGCAGCACAAATCGCGCGTATCGCCGAAGGGTCCAAGGCGAATTGGGCCGATCCAGTAAAAAAAGCGGAGCGGGTAAATTCCATGCGTAAGGCATGGACATCTGAGAAACGCGCTGAGCAATCAGCAAAGATGAAAGGAATCGACAACGGTGAAACCGCACGCACGGTGCGTTGGAGTAAACCCGGAGCGGGAAAGCGTCAGAGTGAAATAACAAATCAGATTTGGGATCGGCGTGGTCGTAAAAATACGCCTGAAAACATCCGCGCCAAAACCAAAGAACTTGGCTGGGAATGCCAGGAGATTGGACCACCTAGCAAGCCAGGAGCCGTGGATGGGCGTGTGACGGTGTATTGTTCGAAGCACGATTATACGGGAACACCCACAGTCCAAAGACTAATGTATCGGGGGCAGGGCTGTCGTTATTGCGGATTTTTACGTTCCTCAAAAAAACAAATCGGACGACCTAAGAGAACCGCCCATGCCTGACACCCCGGTCGATCTCGACGCCATCAATCGCAAGCTCGACGCCATACTTCCTTTGGTGGAAGGCATTCCGGTGCTTGCCAAAGGCATCACCGTCCTGCAACGCGACGTGCAGCGATTGAACGACGACATGCGGGTGTCCTCGTCCCTGGCCATGCGGGTCGATCACACGCTGACCGACGTCCTAACCGAATTGCAGGCGATCCACCGTTGGATGGTCGGCGTGCAGGATCGACTGCGTAAGCTCGAAGACACCCCTTAAGCATTCCTTAACATTTCCCCATTAGGCTTTCGCCGGCACCCGGCGGAGCGAGCGTGATGGCTATCAGCGCCAGTTACTTCGGCAATTACAGTAACAAGGACCAGCCGACGCTGAACTCGGTGGCGGACTACATCGCCGACGCCCGCACGCTGCTGCAGGACATCATCCCGCCCTATCGCTACGACGACCCGTCGCTGCTGACCGCGCTCAACATCACGCTGCTGGAAGCGCGCCGGCTGCGCGCCGACCTGTTCGTGTTCAACCTGGCGGCGCACGGACAGACCCAGGCCTTCACCGCGGTCGACGACACCTATGTGGAGATGGAGCCGCAGTTCCGGCTGGCGATCCTGCACGGCTTGTGCGCGCACGCGCTCGAGCGCGATCAGGAAGACGTCATGAACCAGCTCGCCACCAGCTACCTGAACCTGTTCTCGATCGGGCTGGTCGGGCGCGCGCTGCCGGGGCTTGCCGGCGGTTCCGGGCCTGGGCGTGACCAGCAAGGTCAGGGACAATGAGCAGGCACGACGGCGACCGGTATTGGGCCAAAGTGATCGCACAGGTACAGGTGTCGCTGACCGGCGCATCGGACGCCGCCATCAGGGCCCAGCTCTTCGACACGCTGGAGGAGTTCTTCGACGGCTCGAACTGCTGGCGTGAGGCGATCGATTTCGTGGTGGTGCCGGACACGCAGACCTACCAGCTTATTCCCGTCACCGGCCGCATTCTGCGGCTCAACGGCGTCATCGATCAGAACAACGTGGCGCAGCCGGCGGTGATGCCGACGATCGGCACGGTGCAGTTCCTCTATCCGTACACCAACACCCAGCCGATGACGGCCTCCATCGTCAAGACGGTGACCGATCCGTTTCTCTGCTCTCCGCCGCATATCCCGGAATGGGTACTGCCGGCGCACGGGCTCGGGATTTTGCATGGCCTGCTCGGCGGCATGATGCTGCAGCCGGGGCAGAGTTATTCCAACCAGGCGCTGGCTCAATTCCATCTGGCGAAATTCCGTGACGCGATCGCCAAGGCCAGAATTGCCGCCACTCGCGCCAACACCATCGGCTCGCAAGCGTGGGCGTATCCGCAGCAGTTCCGCGTCACCGGCCAGCGCGGCGGGGTGAGCACCTTCAACCTCAATCCGAGGACGCTGCGATGAAATGGGAGGACGCCCACAGCGTCACCTCGGCGCGGGTCGATCTGCGGATCGACGATAATGGGACATGGCAAGACGCGTTTCAGTTTGGCGATCCAACCGACGCAGACGAGACCTGGACGCTCGACGGACAGAAGTTCGAGATGGATGTCCAACTCAACCGCTATGACGCCGTGCCGCTGCTTTCTCTCACTACCGACAACAGCCGGATCATCATCGACGACTCCGTGCAGAGGGTCATTCACTTCAACGTCACGCCGGAGGACATCCAGGGCAGTCTGAAGCCTGGGGCATATCTCTACGACCTCGTGATGGTCGACGCCTCCGACACACGCGTCCCGCTTATGCACGGGTCGCTTTTTGTTGTGCGAGGCGTGACATTTCCCGCGGTCGGTTAGATGCCGATCATCGACAGCGATCCCGCGCCAATCGCCACACGACCTGTTGTCGTTGTTAAAGAGGGCGTAACGATTGGCGGCCCGACCGGTCCATCTGGGCCGCCGGGGCCGGCTGCAACTGGACCGACAGGTGCCGCCGTTATCGGCCCAAGTGGTGCGACTGGTCCAACGGGTCCAGGTGCACCGCTAGGGCCAGCAGGCCCCACGGGGCCGAGTGGCCCGCCGAGCGGAATAACCGGACCCACAGGCGCCACGGGGCCAAGCAGCGGCCCCACAGGCTCGACCGGAGCCGTCGGCGGCACCGGCGCGACCGGCTTCGGCGCGACCGGACCCACAGGCGCACAGGGACTGCTCGGCCCCACTGGCCCGACGGGTTTTGGTGCGACGGGCGCCGGCGGTCCCGTTGGTCCTACCGGGCCATGGGGCGTCGGACCGACCGGCCCGACGGGATCAGGCGCAACCGGAGCAACCGGTCCGGTGGGGGCCGGCAGCTACACGGAGTCGGCAACACCGCCCTCGTCCCCGGTGCCGGGCGCGCTCTGGTACGACCTCTCGACCGGCGTGCTGGCGATCTACGTCAATGACGGCACCTCCTCGCAGTGGGTGCAGGTGGCACCGGGTGGAGGCGGCGGCTCGATCGTCGTGACTGCTGCGGTGACGCTGCTCTACCCCGGAGGGCCATGGTGATGGCCGGCATCGACTTCCCATCAAGCCCTACGACCGGCCAGACCTACACGTATGGCGGCGTGACCTACGTGTTCTCGGCGCAGGGCGTGTGGCTGGTGGCTGGTGGAGGCGGTGGCGGAACGGGTGGCGCGGGCGACACCGGACCGACTGGACCGACCGGAGCATCGGGTGCCGCGGGAAGTGATGGTTCGACCGGGCCGACGGGAAGTGCAGGATCAGCAGGTGGAGCAGGGAGTGCAGGAGCCACTGGACCGACTGGCGCCCAAGGATCGGCAGGAACGCCCGGCACGCCTGGATCAGCCGGTGCAACGGGACCAACGGGATTGGCTGGTAGCGTCGGCGGAGTAGGCAGCGCTGGCGCGACTGGGCCAACGGGAGCGGTGGGCAGTGCTGGTGTGACGGGCGCGACTGGGGCGATGGGAATGACCGGACCCTACTCTACGGTTATAATCGCCGGAGGATTGTTTTAGATGGCCTTCGCCGACACCACTTGGTACGCCAACGCGGGCGACCAAAGCACGACAGGTCACTACGCAGTAGCGAAGTTCGCCGCATCCACCGCCTATTCCGCCGGACAATTAGTTCGCCAGCTCACCGCACCGACGGTCGGCAACGAACGGGTGTTCGTCGTTATCGTCGCCGGTACTTCCAGCACCGAGCCATCGTGGACGGTGACGCGTGGGGCCAAGAACACGTCCGGCACGGTGACGTTTCAGGAATGCACCGGGGCGTCCGCGGTCAATGGCGATCTAACGAATACGCCGACATGGAGCGGCTTCAAGGCGATCAGTTCAGCAGTCACGCTCGGAGCGATCATCCAGCGCAATAATGGCGCGAGCTATTGGATATGCTCGACGGCCGGCAGCACAGGGGCGTCCGAACCGGCATGGTCGAACAACACGGCCGGCACGACGCAGACCGACAGCACGGTGACGTGGACCTGCCTGGGGGCAGTGGGGAACTTCACCGGCGGGCAGGCCCCGCACGCGCGGCTGGCCAATGCCTGCGCCGGCACCTGGTTCGCAGCAGGCAACACCGTCTATGTCGGCGACAACCACGCCGAGACGCAGGCGACGGCCATTAACATCAGTGCCGCCGGCACCGCGACGGCGGTTGCCAAGATCATCTGTCATAATCATTCCGGCAGTTACCCGCCGACGGCGAGTGACTTGGCCACCGGGGCATCGGTTTCGACGACAGCCGCTGTCAACCTCGGGCTGACGATCCCGGTCGGGACCACATACTTTTACGGCCTGAGTTTCATTGCCGGCGTCGGCTCTTCTGGGGCGGGAAGCATAGCGGTTACAACTTCGGCGGGCGCCTCGGTGATTTTTGCCGGTTGTTCTCTGCGTTGTGCCAGCACATCAGCCGCGCTTGGCGTGAGCATTTCACTGGGATCGACCAGCCAAGGCGCCGTCATCACGTTGATTGCAACGACGGTCAGCTTCGGCAATGCCGCGCAAGCGATGGGCGTCAATGTCGCGGTTTTTTACTGGGGCAGCACCGGATCGGTGTTGGCGAGCGGCTCGTCGGTGCCGACCACGCTGATCTCGCTGGCAAGTTCGGTTGCCAATCTATTGAGTATCGCATTGGAAGCGCTCGATCTCAGCCAGATTACCGGCAACATATTTTCCAATAGCGCGTCGACCTCTGTCGGCAATGTTTTGATCAAGGATTGCAAACTGAATGCCACCGCCGCGGTTTCGGTTGCCTCAAACAACGGCCAGACCGTGCAGATTGTCCGATCCGACAGCGGCGCCACCGGCTACAAGTCTGCGCGCTATCAATACGAGGGCGCCGAGACCACCGAGACATCGATCACCCGCGTCGGCGGCGCTTCCGATCCGACCGGGCAGGCGCAGTCGCGCAAGATCGTGACCACCGCCAACGCGCAATGGCTGCGGCCGTTCAAGGCCGAACCCTACGCGATCTGGAACCCGACCGCCGGCGCCAACGTCACGGTGACGGTGTGCGGCACCATCAACGCGGGGACATTGCCGAACAACGATGATATCTGGCTTGAAGTTGAATACCTCGGCTCGGCCACGTCGCCGCTGGGCACGATTTTGTCTACGACCAAGACCAACTTACTGGCGGCGAACGCGGCGGTCGCCTCGGACGGGTCGACATGGAATAGCGGCGGTTCGGGCGCCGGCTGGTCGCCGTTCAAGCTCGTGGCCGTGCTGTCGTCGCCGCAGCCCGGCCTCGCCGGCTACCTGCACGCGCGGGTGCGGGCCGCGAAGCCTTCGATGACAGTTTACATCGATCCATCAGTGCAGCTGAGCTAACGCCATGGCAACACAAAGCAATACCCCAGCCCCAGTTATGGCTCAGCCAGTCGTGGTCATTACTGGGCATACTGGTCCCAGCGGCGGCCCCACAGGCCCGAGCGGAGCAACAGGCCCGTCCGTAACCGGCCCGACCGGAATTGCTGGCCCTACCGGCCCCCTCGGACCAACGGGTCACACCGGAGCCACCGGCGCCGGCGCGTTCACCGGACCGACCGGAATGACCGGACCGCCGGGCTCTGTCGGCCCAGGCGCAACCGGCGTGACCGGACCAACCGGACCGGCCGGAGCCGGAGCGTCGGCCCTCACCTGGAACGATGCCCAGGCCACCAGCCCGGCGGGCAACGTGTCCACGACCGAGAAGGCCATGGGGCTCGGTTCAAGCTTCTCTATCAGTCCGGTCAATACCGGCGTGGTGCTGGTGCTGATGTCCGGGGTGGCGCTCAATTCGTCGGCGGCTGGGGACGGCGTAACCATTACTGGCCGCCACGGCGCCGGAACGCCGCCCGCCAATGGCGACACCTCCGGTCTCGGCACCGCCTTCAGCGTTCCGCAGCATTTCGTGGCCTCGACCACGGCCGGACAGCAGGGCTTCTGCCTACACGGAGTGATATTCGGGCTGACGGTCGGCGCTGTGACCTGGTTCGATCTATCCATTGTCGCGGTGACCGGCGGCGGAGCGACAATCAAGGACGTGCAATTTTCCGTGGTCGAGATTTCTAATGGCTAACGTGATCCCCGCCGCACCCGTCAAGGCGTTTCCGGTAGTCGTCGCCGGCATGACCGGGCCGACCGGGCCGGCGGCTTCAATGGTGACGCTGGCGGCTTTGCAAGAAGCCGTGCAGGTACTGACCGCACGGGTAGCGGCGTTGGAGGAAAAACTACGATGACCGAGGACAAAATCATCGTGCCGGAAGAAATCCGCGTGATCATCCTGCCGGACGAGGACTTCGTGATTGTCGTGCCGGGCGAGGTGCGAATAGTGGAGGTACACGGCGATGATTTTGGCCAGTAAGACTCACACCGCCGGCAACACCACCCGCTGGACGCTGGACTACACCCGCTGGCTCGACAACGCCGCCACCATCGTCAGCGCGGAGATCACGACGCCATCGGTCACTTGCACAATCGACCCGGCGTCCGTCACCGTGCTCGGGCGGGAGGTGGTTTTCTTCCTGAGCGGCGGCGAGGCGGGTGAAACGCTGATGGCGTCGATCGTGATGGAAGACTCATTCGGGAACATCAAAAATGACTCGATATCCTATACCGTTGTCGCGCCGTGAGAAGGAGATCGCTGTGACCGAGAAGCCTTCCGACTCGATCGTATCCGCGCAAGCTCGTGCCGCCATGATCCGCGAGGAGTCCGCGCGCATCGAGCGCGAGCAGGAGGAGGCGGCCGAGCACCAGAAAGCCCACCGCGCCAAGCAAGAGGCGGAGGCGCGCAAGCAGACCGACGAAGACCTGAGCCGGGCGGCGGCTTCCATTTCCGAGCTGGAAAGCCGCGAGCAACTGCTGGGTGAAATCCGGCGCATGCGCGAGGAAAAGCCGGTCGAGATCGCCCCGGTCGCGCATCGCACGGAGCGGATGATCCAGGAGTTGAATGCGGAGCAGGAAGCCGGCCGCGCCGCGGTTGCCAAGGCCGAAGCCGAGCGCGAGCGCAATCGCGCCAACGCGGCGAAGATCGAAGCCGATGAGCGGGAGCGGTTGGGAACGATGCAAGCTGTTCATCACCCGAACCCTGGGCAAAATGAAGTCTATCCCGCCAGCGGCGCAACCTTGGGAAAGCGGCAATGAGTCGACCGGGCCTCGCACTGCTACCACCAGTTCGAAGCCAAGTGGCGGGATCGGCGCCGGAGAGCGTTGATCCCGCTGCGCCTTGCATTCGGGTGTAACCATGTCCGCCATCAAGATCGATAGTTTCGGCGGGATGATCCCCGCGTGGGACAGCCGGCTACTTCCGCCGACCCAGGCTGATCTATCCATCAACTGCTACCTCATAGGCGGCAATCTGATTGGCTGGCGTCAGCCAAAATTACTTCGCGCCCTGAAAAACTCCGCTGCTAAATATGTCTATCGCATTCTCAATGAGGCCCCCAACGACACCTCGATCACCGCCCCTAATTCGTTCTTCATGGAATTTGAAGACGCAGATACACTGGTCATCAAGTCGCCAGTCGTGGATGATAGCTTTCAAAGATACTATTGGGCCTCTCCCTCCACGCCCCCGTCGTACAACACCTATGATCGCATCTTGAACGGCGATCCGCCCTGGCTGCTCGGCGTGCCAGCGTCCGGCTGCAACCCAGGGGTAACCGTCACCGGCGGAGGCGACACCATCCAGGTCGGCGATTCGACAGTGTTTCCCGGCGCCGGCGCCTCCGACTTCCGGCCGGGCAACTCGGTCTTTCTCATCCCGGTCATCCCCGACGGCACGCTGATCGTGCAGTCGGTGAGCTTCATGCCGGCGTCGACCGACGGCACGCTGCAGTTCCAGGCCGTGGTCTACAGCGACGCCAGCGGCGCGCCGGATCAGCTTTTGGGCATCGGCAACATCGTCACCGGCGTTTCGGCCGGTACGACCGCCATCAGCACGATCACCAACGGCGTCTCGGTAATCAGCGATGTCACCTACTGGATCGGCATCGCCCACGACAACGCCATGGAGGTGACGGTCGCCGACACCCGCGCCAATCCTGGCGCCATGGCATTCAACACGTTCTCCAACGGGCCGCCCGATCCGATCGTGGCGGACGGCGGACAGCCGACCTGGCAGCTCTGGAGCGATCTTCTCGGTGCGTCAGTGTTCACGGCACGCGCCTACGTCTACACCTGGGTGACAGAGTACGGCGAAGAAGGCCCGCCATCGCCTCCCGCCGTGGTCAACGGCTGGTCGAACGCCACCTGGACCGTATCGGTATTCCAGCCCGAGCCCGAGAACATGGGCGTCGACCGCAACATCACCCATACCCGCATCTACCGCAGCATCACCAACCAATCCGGGCAGGGCACCTATTTCTTCGTCGCCGAGATCCCGGTCACCCAGGAAATCTACGAAGACACGATCGGCGATGACGTAGTGGCGCTCAATGCACAACTGCAATCGTTGTACTGGTTTCCACCACCGAGCGACCTGCAGGGTTTGGTGACATTCCCCAATGGCATCACCGTCGGCTGGCAATCGAACGAAATCTGGTTCAGCGAGCCCTACCGGCCGCACGCCTGGCCGCCGAACTACGTGCTGGCGACCGAGTATCCGGTGGTCGGGCTGGGCGTCTGCGGACAGGCGATCGTGGTGTGTACGCAAGGCACACCCTACGTCATCACCGGCATCAATCCGTCGGCGATGTCGATCATCAAGATCAACCTGCCGGAGCCGTGTCTCCATAGAGGCAGCATCGTCGCGACCGACACAACGGTGCTTTACGTGTCGCAGAACGGGCTGGTGCAGATCAGCCAGTCCGGCGCCGGATCAAACGTCACCGAGGGCTGGATTTCACGCGAGAAATGGCAGGCATTGACGCCACACCAATACGTAAGGTCAGTAAAACTTGCGACGAGCTACTACGGCTTTGGGACAACATCCGGCGCGGATACATCAGTCGCACATCAGGGCTTCACTGTCGAACTTTCGTCACAAGACCAGACCAGCTTTACGATTTGGCCCCAAGCCGGCGGCCACCGACTTGGGTTTTCAGAACTCAGCAGCCCAAACGGTTACGCAATCGACAATGTGTTGTTGGACCCCTGGACCGGGACCGGGCTACTGATACAAAACGGCGGGATTTGGTACTATGACTTCACCGATCAAAACCCAGTAATCGTTCCGTATAAGTGGAGATCGAAAAAATTCCAATCGCAATCAGCCAAAAACTTTTCCGCGATGAAAGTCTGGTTCGATGTGCCGTCCACCACGCCGCCGCAGATAGATCGAAACACGGCCGAGCCACAACCGGCACTGGGCGACAACCAGTTCGGGATTGTACGCGTGTTCGCCGACGACCAGCTTTTCACCACGAGGGAAATCCGGAAAAGCGGCGAGCTGCTGCGCATCTATTCAGGCGGCAAATATGAAACGCTGCAAATAGAAATCGAAGGCCGCATCTCGATCAGCAACGCGCAGATCGCCACGAGCGTACGTGAGCTTGGGCTGGTCTAAAGGAGGAGCCAGATGTTACGCATGATCCGTCCGCCGGTGCGTCCTGTGCAGATGAACGGCAGCGTCGCGCCGACCTGCCCGATCGTGCGCAGCCAGCCGATTCCCGGCCAGCCGCCGACCAAGCCTTCGGCAATCCCGCCCGCGACCGACCTGCCGTCGGCCCTTCGCGCCATCAACCAACTGATCAACATCAACAACTATCTGGACCCGATGCCGCAATGGGTCGAGCAAAACCGCACCACTCAGAAAGTGCGAATCTACAATCCGAACGACAATCAGCAATGGGTCGATGTGGAGCGGATCAACAGCCTGACATTCGCCGACGACAGCACCGGCGGCCTGTGGCAGTGGACCTACTAGCGTGGCCGACTACGGCGAAGACTGGCTGCAGCGCATTGTTGGGGTGCATTGGCGTGACAAGGGTGTAACCGGAGCGGTGTTTGTTTTTGGTATGGCAATTGGAAACGAAGTTGTTTATGTAAAATTTAAAAACAGCGCTGATCAAAGTCCAGAAATACAATACGTCGTTCTGCCTAACGAGCCGGCATTGGCATTTGGTGATTCGCCTAACTTTGGGGTCCAGGGAGCTTCTTTTGCCAGCATAAGAAACATAATCGTAATGAAGGATGAAAATAGACCGGTATTTTTGTTGTTGGGCAGTAGAGAAGTTCCTGTAGATATTTCCGACGATAATGGAAACGTTTTTACAGACCATAATTACTACGTTATAGTTTACGCTTCACGCGACGGCCTGAACTGGCAGAATGTATTTGAGCAAAAAGCTATAGCTGTTAGTTACCTTAATCAGCTGTTGCAAGCGAGTGCCATCGTATGGACACCGAGTTTACGAGAATTCCATTATTCGCAGGCTTACGTTTCTATAGATCGTCGTGGCCCCAACGTTATTCAACAAGAACAGGTGTTTGGTTCGCTGGACGGATTTTCGTGGAGTGCTACCAGCGTTACGGATCTTGGCCATGGCAGCTCCAAGTTCCCTTCACTTTATTGTTCGCATAACAACTGTACTGACGCATTAGGGCAGTCCGTACCGGACGGCGTTATATGGCAAGATAACGTCAATGAAATTGTGGTGCGACCGGCACATCCGCCGGCTGTCGATTACGGTGGTTCTATCGTTTACTATTTTGGTGAGAACGCCGCCGAAATTGTACAAGCAGCCATAGGAACAACAACGGAAGTTTCCATTCCTGGTATCTATACCCTCACCGGCATAGCGGGCTCCGGTGGTGTGTTGGTAGCTGGAGGCTGGGCCACGGAAGACACGGACGGTCCTGGCGCGATCGCATTCTCGTTGGACGGCGGCGAAACTTGGCAGGTTCTGACCAACACACCGATCGGGGTGACGTCTATCATAGGATCGTCGTTTTAAGCATTCCTTAACAATTGTCTGTTAACTCCAAATTAGGAGTTTTCTGCCCCCTGCTCTTTGCTTCATCTGTGCCATTTCGGGACCGCACTTAAAATGGTGTACGCTCCGTCGGTTGGTCAAGGTTTTGGTTTTCAGTCGCCGCAAATGGCCGATGCGGCGACCATGATGTACATGTCGCCGGGCGGCAAGGCCGCCACCTCCGTCAACCAATCAGCGCAACAGTCGACCCAGCAGAGCCAACAACAGTCCAATTCCTACATCCCGGATTATTCGCAGACCCCGATCCTCGAGCAGATCGCCAAATATTCCGCCAGCATGGCGCCCCAAGTTTACCAATGGGGCATGGACCAATTCAATAAAAACCAAGGCAATATCGATGCCCTGATGCGCAACGCGCTGTCCTATGCCAGTCCGCAGCGCATCGCCACCGACGTGGGGCAGGCGGAAGCCGGTGTGCAACAAGGCGCCGAGGCTGGACGGCAGGCAGCGATTCAGGATTTGCAAAGCTACGGCATCGACCCGTCGGCCGGGCGCTATGCCGGACTCGATCAGGCCAACCGGGTAATGACCGGGGCCTCTGCCGCCGGAGCCGGCAACCAACAACGCATGGCCGATATTGCCCAAGGCAACGCCATGCAGAACCAGGCAATCTCCAGCAGCCTGCAGAATGTCGGACAGGGGGTGGCGACAACCAATGCCGCCAACGACTTCGCCAAGACCGGCATGTCGCTGCCGTACTCGCCACTGGGAACCGTCTCATCCGGTTCATCCACCGGCCAGTCGACCGGCGAGAGCTCAGGGTTCAGTAACAGCGCCGCCGGCGCCAACGCTCCCGCGGCCACTAATAATCGCTATGTCGGATCTGGATATGGCTTCACCATGGCGCGCGGTGGCCCAGTCGAATTTCAGCCCGGCGGCGATGTGCCTCCGGAACTCAGCCCCTCGCGCGGCGCACAGACGGATGACGTGAACGCCAGCCTGAATGCCGGTGAGTTCGTTATCCCCAAAGACGTAGCCTCTTGGCAGGGCCAAAAATTCTTTTATGAATTGATGGCTAAATCTCGGAAAGATCGTGCGATGGCCGGTAGCAACAGCGCTCCTTCCGTCGGCTATGGAGCGGCATGACATGGCTTTGGCTCACGCTCGGCAGCGCTCCCCCAACGCCTACACCGGTTATGCGCGGGGAGGCCCGGTTGAACCCCGCGACCGCAGTCCCAGCGATGACGACACCGTCTACCCCTCGACCACGCCGGCCTGGACCGCCGGATCGTATGCGTCCGCATTGAAGCTGAAAGGCGATCAGGACTATGCACAAGGTGGTCCGGTGCGACGGACCGGCTATGCCGACGGAGGTGATGTTGAAGACAGTGGTGGAGGAGATGGTGGCGGAGATAGCGGAGATGGAGGAGATAGCGGAGATGGAGGAGATAGTGGAAGCGGTGGTGATTCAGAAGAGAAACGTAAACGCAAGCGCGAGCTAGCAGAAGTCCAAGCGCCTAGCCAACCGGCTGCTCCTGTCGTTGCCAGAACTGATTCTGTCGCAGCTCCAACCGGATACCAACAGCCGGACACGGGCACATCCGAAACAACACCATCGACTGGATTCCAGGATTCAACCCGCGCAGAACCGACCCCCAAGCGGGATCTGTTGCACGAGGTGCTGGATTACGGTCGTAACTTGTTGGGAATTTCGCAAGCGAATGCCGAAGAAGCGCCACCCGATGCCAAGACTCCACCGGTTGCGGCTTCCGCAACGAATACCGATGACAACAGAGATGCCGATCGAGGAACGGCCCCTCCTGCTCCGGATCCACACGCTCCCGTTATTTCAGAGTCGGGCACTCCCCGTATCCGGCTGCAGACCGATCAATCGCCGACGGGAGCGGATCGCGACACTATCCTGAAGCCCGGCTGGCTCACCAGGCCGTCTCAACAATCGCCGACGGTATCGGGCAGCGACAATATCCTGCAACAAGGCTGGCAGGCTCTCACCAAGCCGTACCATGATGTCGACGCCCAGCGTGAATATAACCAGCAAGTATCCGGCAACAGTTGGACCGGCGGCGCCTGGGATACGATGAAGAACAAGTTGGCGGATTATCTCAACGGCGAGCACGCCATGTCGCCGGAACAATTGACCGCTCGCATGGCGGAAACCGCAAAATCAAACCCGACTTACGACTACAGCCAGAACATCCGCCAGACCTTCGAAGACACTGTGAAGAACCACGGCATGGAAGCGGGGCACCAGTTCGTGCAGGCATTGCGGGAGCCGCAGCAAAAAGCGCAAGCGTTGGCGACACTGGCGGTGGAGAAGGGGCAGATTACCGACGCCACGCTCAAGGCCATCGACTACTCGCACAACATCGTGCCGACCGACACGACTTTGACGACCGGGTTCGATCACGCACGCAATTTGTTTGTCGCAACACTGACCCCGCATAGTGGGGGCGAGCCTACCAAATTTGCGCTGACGCCGGCGCAGATGCATAGTTTCCTGGCCGGACCGGCGAGCCAGTTCGATCACATCGCCGAAAACGGCACCGGTAAAAACCTGACGATTGCGTCTGGCGGCGGCAACGCTACCCGTGATTTGCAGTTGTTATCCGATCCGCATGCCCCGGCGGCATCCGTTGCCGACACCTATCGGCGAATGGAACCGCAAATCGCCGGTCTGGAGAAATTTTTACCGACCGGTTATCTCAATACCCAGGCGGGCCGTGAGGCCGTCGTCCGGGCGGTTGAAAGCGGCGACCATGATATCGCCAATACATCCGATGTCGGACGGACGGCATTGGCGCGAGCCGCCTTACGAATAGCTCCACCCGCAGCCGCAGCGCCACCAGCCCCTGATAGCCGTTCGACTTTGCCGGCCGGGGCGCGGGTCGGTTACATCAACGCCGATGCCGCACCCTACCAATCCGGGCAACCGGCAACCGGGGCTCCACTGCCGCCGCCGCCACCGGTCGATCGACTGACTCCCGTCGACAAATTGACCCCGCGGCAACTCGATGCGGCTCGCGCTCAACTGACGCCGCAGGATTCGGAATCGGCGGCCCAACGGCAACGCCTGACTACGTTAGTCGGACCGGAGAATATGGGTCCGCAACCGACTAGGGAACAAAGGACCGAATGGGGCGCACGTCGAGCGAAACTGGTGGAAGATTATCATGCGCTGCAGAAGGCCGCCGAACCCGTTTCACCCGCTATCGTCCGCGCTAATACTCAATTTGTCAGCACCGATCCTCGTATTGCGCCATCGGTGGCTTGGGGGTCTTCACGTTCGATCGGCAAGGGTAGCGCCTCGTCCTCGGTAACGCCGCATCCGATCCCCGGCATGCCGGCCCAATCCAACCAAGCGCAAATGGAAGCGAACCGGCGGCAGCAAGAGGCTGATGTCGTCAACGCGGGAGCCTGGAACGCTGAAGCGATCCGGCGACAGGCAACTGCCGCACAAGCTCTGAAGGAATACGGTCCAGCGCCATGGGAGCGGCCGGGCTGGCACAATCGTGCCGATCAGCCCCTGCCGGAAAGCGTGTTCCAGCGCGGGCCGATTCAGCAAGCAGCCCAACAGCCCGCAGCCGCTCAGACGGTACAGGCCGCCGCGCAGCCGCAAAGCCAGGCGCCAGCCGTGCGACAATATCCGGGCTTTCAAGCTTTCATTAATGCCAACGGCACCGTGAAGTACATCAAACGATTGGCACAGTGAATCCGTGGCCGATGACGATGAAGAGGAAGGTCCACCGTCCGAACTGATCATGGATCAGTCGATGGCGGAGCGCGACGGTTATCATCCTTACGACTCCAGTCCACCATCGGGTCCACCACCCGAACTGATCATGGATCAGCCGACAGCGGAGCGCGGCGGTTATCGTCCCCTGCCGACCGAGGACGATAAGCCGCCGGCGCATCTGATCATGGATCAGTCGACCGCAGAACGGGAAGGCTACCGGCCGCATGAACCGGAAGCCGAAGGCATGCTCGCGACCTTCGCCCGCAAAGCGCGGGATGCCGTCATTCCAGCGACCTCGGGCTTTGCCACCGGCGCAGTGGCGGGCGGGGCCGGGCGCATCCTGGGCGGCATCGCTGGCCGCGCCATCGGTGGTGCTGGGGGCTGGCTCGGCGGGCCAGCCGGCGCAGCCGCAGGGTGGATCGGCGGTGGTATTGCTGGCGGTTATTTGGGCGAGAAGATCGTCTCCGCAGGCAAAGAACTTTTAGGTTACGACGACAGTATTCAGCAGGCAGTCGATGCCAAAACCAATCCATGGTCGGCGGCCGCCGGAACCGTTGTGCCTTATGCTTTGAGTCTGTCACCCACGGCTGCTGCCCCCCGCGTCGGAGCCAAATTCCTGGAATCCCCGATCGGACAGCGCCTGCTCTCGGGCGCGGTCGCTGGCGGCGTTGAAGGTGGCACGCAGCTCGCCCAAGGCGAATTCGATCCCGCGCAATTGGTGACCAGCGCAGTAGCCGGCGCGGCACTCCCTGGCAACCGCGGCTGGGTGAGCGGGCTGGAGCAACGCGGAGAGGCACTGGCCGGACGGGTAGCGCCGCACGGCACACCGGGCGCCCAAGCCGCCGCCGGCACCGCCGAGGAGCGGGCCCCGCCACCGACGGATCCCGCCAAGCAGCAGCCGAGGGTCGACGAGCGCTATGCCAAGGAGGAGCCGACAGCACAGGTGCCGCCGGGCGAGGAAGCTGCAGCTCCTGCGACACCGCCAGAAGCACCGCGGGTGAGCGATCCGACACTCGATGCCGCCCTGCAGGCAAAGTTGAAGCCGAGAGTGACCGAGGCGCCGGAAGCCGACGTTGCACCTCCTGCGCCTGAACCGCCCCGGGTGACCCCAGTCGAAGAGCCAACCGAATACGGCCGCAAGCTGGAGACCGAATTTCCGGCGATACCGAATGCCGAAGCGCAAGCGCGCCCGTTGCGGGGTGAGCCACCGCCCGAGCCAGAAACTCAAACAGCCCCCGCGCAGCCGCTACCGAAGGAACCGCCTGAAGTCGTGGCCCCGGTTAAAAACCGCGGGCCGCGCGGGCGCGATCCCGGAACCTATAGCCTGCTCGAATATCTTGCTTCTCGCGGCGGACTCCGCCCATCGCCGGAATTGCAGACCATCTTGGATGGCAATCCCTTCATCCCTGGCTTTGGCAGACTGATCCGCAAAACCGGCAAGTCGCTGGACAGCGCGTGGGAAGCCGCGACACGCGATGCTTCGTACATCAATGACGCCAGCGATCGTGCCGGCCGCGAGGCTAAAACAGGTGTCCCCGACCTCCTGCGGCTAATCGAGGAAGAAGCGCGCGGCACCAAGCAATACCAGATCGGCTATGAAGGCACGACCACGGCAGCAGAGCGTGAACGCGCTGCTGAGTTCAATCGCGTGGCGATCGAACGCGCCGTCGACGGTTTCGTCGAGGAATCCGGGCTCAACGAGATCGACCCGAAGCTGCATGCCCGCACCATACAGATCATGGAGCGGGAAGGCGTTAACGACCCGGATATTGCCTACGAACGAGCAGTGATGGAAGATGCCGATCGCCATGAACAAGCCGCCCGCAAGCGCGAACGCCAAGACACCGTCGGCGACATCCCAGGATGGGATGCTCATGACGTCGGAGCAGCACGCGAAGATGGCGGCGGTTTACGCCAAGCCGGACCCGGACAACCCTCACCTGGCGCAGTGGCGGGCGAACCTGGCGCGCTCCCACGCAGCGCTGGCGCGAGCGGCACGGAAGAGAGAGGCGCAGAAGGCAAACCCCAGCTCGTAATTCCCGGCACCGGACGCATCTCCGATGCTCGACTCGCGCAACGGCGCACCGACGAACGGCTTCGGCCTTCGGCACCGCAACGTCCAATGGACGAGGGGATTTTCGGGGACACCCATTTGCAAGGTGACCTGCTTGCGGGAAGGCCCGCGGCCAAGCCCACCGTCGGCGAACAACTCAAAGCCAAAGAGCAAGCCCGACAGCAGCAAGCGCGAGAACCGGAACCTGCCGCACCGGAGCCACCCGCACGCAAACCGATCACGGTCAGCAGTTTCCAACATAAGAACGGCGAATTTTACCTGGTGCGCAACGATACCGACCAACCAGTCGGCGGGCGCTACAAGACCCGCAAGGCGGCTGATGTTGTCAAGCAATCAATCGAAACGAAGCTCAATGCCGTGACGCCACGATCTGCGCGCATCCGCGAGATGGCTGCGCGCGCCAACCAGATCGCCGCGGAGCCTGATGCAATTCGGCGGCAAGCGATCGTGCGTGGACGCTCCGGCCGGCCGATCGAAACCGCACCTCTCCCTATTGGCGCCGAGCAGGCGATCCTGGAAAGAGGCGCCGCCAAGGTAGCGGCCGGAAGAGCACCGGATGAGCCAGTCCCGCCATTGCGGCAAGCGGAAGCGCGGCAGGGACCGGAGGAGGGCGCCGGTCAGCCGCCGAAGCCCCCCACGGTCGGCCAAGCGGCAGCCGCAGCGGGAGGAACGCCGCCTCCTGGCCCGACCAGCATGGCCTATGCGCCGCCGCAGAAACGCTCGAACTTGAGCAATTTGTGGCGGTCGATGAAGCTGCTGGTCGGGTCCGACATTGGGCCACACGGCCGGGAGGCGGAACACATCATTCGCGGGTCCTACGGCAAAGCCAAACGGGTATTCGAGCAGACCATCGATTTGCTCAATCCCCATCAACAAACTGTTCTGCCCATGAACGCAGAAGATAGGGCAGCTATGATGAACAGGATCGAGGGGGGCGATCATTTCCCGGACTGGAAGCCGACACCTGAGCAGCAGCGGCTGATTGACGACCACAAGCCCGCGATGGATTTATGGAAAACTGAGTTTAGCAAGCTCGATCGTACGGCACAGATGAAGTTCGTCGCTGACTATGCGGCGCACATGTACAAAAATCCGGCCCAGGCAGCAGAGTTTTTCAATAGCTTTGGCCGTGGGCGCGGCGGCGCCGGCAGCACCAAGAAGCGAACTTATGCGACTTACGAGGACGCCAAAGACGCGGGACTCGAACCTCTTACTGACAATCCGGTAGAAATTGCGACGCGCTATGGCCTGTCGATGACAAATTTCATCGCGGCTAATGATGCGCTCGAGCGTGGCGTCGAGACCGGAGTGATTGGATACTTCAGGTCGGGGAAATCCGTCGGCGCCACTGGTTCCCCTGAGCCGCAACAGGTTGGCGGCCCGCCTCCCGGCTGGAAGAAGCTCAACGCTCCGCCAAAAGGACCATTCCTGGAGGCCTATGCGCCAGAGGATTTTGCCGACAAGTACAACACATTCTACAACCAGGGCATGGGGGGCGGATTGCACAAACCCATCTATAATGCCTTGCGCAATTCGAATGCCGCCTGGACCCAGATGGAGCTCGGGCTGAACGCGTATCACTTTTTCACCATGGCCAACGAGGCGATCATTTCGGATGTGGCCAAAGGCCTTAATCAGATCTTCTCCGGCCAGTTCAAGGAGGGCGCTCTATCCATCGCCAAGGCGCCGCGCGCCCCCCGCATCATCTACATTGAAGGCAAACGGTTTCAGCAGGACTATCTCAATCCGAATAGTACAAATCCGATTGCATCGATCATGGCCGAAGCCAACGCACGGCCGATCGGTCGTGGGCATGCCTACGACATTCTTGGCAGTGCCGGTGACGAAAACGTGTCACGCGGATCGTTCATCAAAAGCATGTCGCGTGACAAGATCAATTACGAATTGAAACAAGCGTGGGACGATATCAAGCAGGATTGGGGGCTTGCCGACACGGTCGGCAAACAGGTCATGTATCCCTTCAAACAGGCGTCCCGAGCTCTGCAGACCGTTGGCGCTCCGCTGTTTGACAAATATATTCCGGCGCTCAAGGCCGGCGCCGTCCATAGTCAAATGGAGGCCTGGTTAAAAGCCAATCCACATGTCGATATCAGCACCCCGGAGGGGCGACGGGCGGCGGTGGACGCCGCCAAGAAGATCGTCGACAGCACCGACAATCGCTTCGGCGAGATGATTCACGACAATCTGTTCATGAACCAGAGCCTCCGGCAGGCCGCAATGGTCTCCATGCGTTCGTTCTCATGGACGATAGGCGCCATGCGCGAAATAGCCGGTGGCACCTACGCCGCCGGCAAAGCAGGAGCGTTGTCGCTCAAGAACCGTGAGAACCGGTTCAGCATGGCGCACCCGGAATTTGATCCACGCATTTCCTATGCCATTGCCTTTCCGTTCGTGGTTTCAACCATATCAGGCATCTACCAGTACCTCAGAGCCGGCGAAGCCCCGCAAGACTGGCGCGACTTGTACGCCCCGCGCACCGGCGGCACCGTCCCAGGTCTCGGCGGCAAGGGCCAGGTCAAGGAGCATGCCTTGATGCCAGGCTTCCAAAAGGACGTGTATGGCTGGCTCACACATCCGCTGCGCGAGGGCTACGCCAAGCTCGGCGGCTTGCCGACGACAGCACTTGAGCAAATTAACAACGAAGACTGGCGCGGCGATCCCATCACAAAGCGCGGCGCTAATCCGCTCGAGCAGCTGCAACAGCGCGCGGCGCATCTGTTCAGCCGGTTGGGACCGATCGGCGCCCGGAGCATGATCAAAGGACAGCCCGAGACCTCGGGCATCAGCCCCGTGGAAACTGCACTTGGCTTCCGCGCTCCAGGCGTCGACATCCAGGATCCAGTCCATCTCGATAACTGGATGCAGGCAAAAACCGAGAAAGAATGGAAAGCCAAGCAACAGCACGACAAGACAGAACGGGCCAAATACGCGCGTGAACGGGTTTATGATCCACGCGAACGTGAGCAGGTGCCGCAGTGAGCAGGAAAGGATGACGCATGCCATTGAAAAAAGGAACGAGTAAAAAGACCATCGCGTCTAATATCCGCGAAATGAAGCACTCAGGCTATCCACAGAAACAAGCGGTAGCAGCTTCACTCGAAACCGCCCGCCGCTCCGGCGGCAAGCGCATGAAGAAAGGAAAACGATAATGCTGAAGGCTCTCTATAAAGGCACCGGCCCAGTTGCGGCGTCGTTTGCCGTCGGCGGCCCGGAGGTCGTCACCTCGCGCTCGCGCTTCATGAAGGAGCAGGATCCCTTCCGCACCGATATCGAGCGGAACGACTACAACAAGAAATCCCCCGGCGGCGAGATGGCCAAGACCACTGGCGACAAATCGCTGAAGGCGATCAAGCCGCGAACTTAATCTCGTCCCAGACCTTCGTCAGATTCGCCGCCGTATCGGCCAGATAGAAAATGCGCTGGTTGTCGCTGGCCCAAGGATAGCGCACCGGCCCCTGGCTGCCGGCATACTGGGTCATCAGGTAGCAATACGGCACGTCGCTGAACGCCGCCAGCATCACCGGGCCGTTCGAGACGAAGAAATTCATCTTCGCCTGCTCGTACAGCACCATACGCCGATGGACGTCGTATGACGCTGGCGAGTACGTAAGGAAGCCCTCGAGCGGCTCGCTGGCTTTGGCGGTATCCCGGACAAAGATCACACGCTCCCCGGCAGCCTGCAGGCTCTCGGCAAATAGCAGCCAGGCATCCAGCTTGCTGTTCCGGTGAGTGCTGTAATCGCACTCGCGCAGTGTGATCACGACTGGCCACAGGGCGTCCGTCATTTGCAGCCAAGCCCGCACCCAACCACCCCCATCCGACCGCAGACGCGGCACGGCCTCGCCACGCGAGGCCGCCTGCACGATCGCATCGAACAAGTGCTCGTAGGAGAGGGCGCGCGGCCGCCGGACAGGCTCCTCTTCAAAGTCACGGCATTCGCCGCAGTCGAGCATAGGCAGGAGCGGACGCCACACATTCGTCAACCAGCGCCGTCCGGCCTCGTCGAGGCGATCGGCATGCTCGAACCGCACCTGCAGCGAGGACCGTTTGCAATACATCTTGGCCTCGACCAGCCAGACCAGGAAGTCATAGCCGGGATCGCCGACGCCGCAATCATAGGCGAGGATCATAGTTCGCGCCGACGTTGCCCGTCTCCGCGTTTTCGCGGCGGAGCGCGCGATGAAAACGACGTCATTGTCTGCCTCCGGAGCGCGCAGCCACGTTGTCTCCGCGTTTTCGCGGCGGAGCGCGCGAGGAAAACGAACCGACTCCGCGTTAAC